ACCGCCGTCCGGATCAAAAAAATCAATCAGACGAACCGCCGAGGAATCCTCGGCGGTTGAATAAACAAAAACGCCCCGGTGCTGCCAACACCGAGGGCAGAAGGGAAGTGCACAGAATGGCAGCCAACAAAAAAGGAACAGACGGCCGCTACCGCTACCGGGTCAACATCGGCAAGGATGCCGACGGGAAGCCAAAATATAAGAACTTCTACGGCACGACGGCCCGCGAGGCCCGTGCCGCTGCGGAAGCCTACCGTATCTCCCTCGGCAAGGGCGCAGATCCGTCCCAGATGGACGCCACCCTTGCCACCCTGTATGACAACCTTATTGCGGCCAAGCGGGCAAAGGGCATCGGCCAGAAGAGCCTTGACCGCTACGAGGACAACAAAAATCACTGGGGCCCATTGCTGAACCGGCCTGCTGCATCCCTGCGCAGTGCCGACTTCCAACAGGTGCTCAATGCCCTGGCCGACTGGCACGATGGCCAGCCCCCGCTGTCCCACTATACGCTGTCCAACCTGCGCAGCAGTGCAAAGGCCGTCTACGACCTTGCGATCCCGGAGGTGGTACAGTACAACCCCATCCCTAAGACCACCTGCCCGGCAGGCACACCGCCGGAAGTCCGCGAGCCCATCACCGAGGAACAGCAGCGCTGGATCCGTGAGACACCCCACAAGGCCCAGCGCGCCGCCATGCTGATGCTTTACTCTGGCCTGCGCCGCAGTGAGGCCACAGCCCTGACCTGGGCAGACGTAGACCTGCAGGACGCAACGATCACGGTAAACAACGGCTATGACTTCCGTGCTAAGCGCAGCAAGGCCCCCAAGACCGCCGCCGGTGTCCGTGTGGTCAACATCCCGAAGGTGCTGGTGGACTATCTCCGGACGCAGCAGGACGGCTGCCTGTATGTGCTGCACAACGACAAAGGCAAGCGCATGACCGAGCAGGGCTGGAAGCGGCTGTGGCAAAGCTATATGTGTGACCTGAACATCAAGTACGGGCATCAGGGGGCCGTAAACAAGCACGACCCCGCCGGTGTGCCGATGGTCATCGACACCTTCACCCCGCACCAGCTGCGCCACACCTTCTGCACCCTGATGTACTTCGCCGGCGTGGACGTCATGACCGCCCGCGATCAGATGGGCCACAAGGACATCTCGGTCACGCTGGGCATCTATACCGCCCTCGACAAAAAATTCAAAAAGAAAAAGATCAATCGTCTGGATACCTACCTCAAAAAATCCTGCGCTAACTCGGGCTGACGCCCTTGTTTCTCCCCCTTTTTTGCGCCACCTCTTGAGCCACCTTTTTACAAAACTTTCCGCGAAATGGGGGTAATTAGCGCCCACATCCTCCTCGAAAGGCATTTTCGCAGCCAAACAAAAATCCCCGAAAAGCCAGGCGCGAAGCCACTTTTCGGGGATTTTACTTTGGAGCTACTGATCCGATTCGAACGGACGACCTGCTCATTACGAGAGCGTCAACATCTTCGTTTTTATAACGTATCTAAGTTAAAACAGAAACCACTTGCGCCACCTCTTGCGCCACCGCACTCGCCCAGCAGGTGGCGCAGTTTTTGCATATTTGCCGGTCGCTTTCCGCCGTGCCGCACAAAAGTGGGTGCTCGAGCACCTTGGCGAGGAACAGTGCGACGCCATCTTTGGCACCGGCAGTGAGGACGCAAAGGATGTGCAGGCTACGGTCTACATCCCGGGTCCGCTCGCCGAAAAGATGGCAGCTCGGATAGATGCAGAGCAGTGCAACCGAAATGAGCTTATCCTGCAGGCGCTGCGGGAATATCTCAAATAAACAAAACCCCTGATGCTCCAAACGGAACACCGGGGGTTTTGTTTTATCCAATAATTTTATCAATGCCTTTCAGGCCGTATGTAGTGTTGCTCATGGTCTTACCCCTTACTCAGCGCCGCCTTTGCGCGGTCAAAGAAAAATTGAATCACCCGCCCGATGGTCTCATCGGTGATGGCCCAGCTGATGAGCCTGCCCCACTTGCTGGCGCTCAGAGCCATGCGAAGCATCTTGACGACCCACGCCTTGCGCTCTGCGCCACGCTTTGTCCCCTGAATCTCCTGCTCTGCCCGCTCGATGAGGTCCAGCACCAGCGGCTTTACCGCTGCGCCATAGCCCAGCCGGACGCAGCCCAGGGCGTAAAAGATAAAGCCGCCCAGCATGAGCACTGCCGCCACCGGGGCAGGGATGACGCCCAAAATGTTATTGATCGTTGCCATGTATTACTCTCCTCTCTCTTTTTCGAGATCTGCAATGCGGTGGTTTGCCACCTTCATCTGCTCTTCGAGCACCGGCACACGCTGGGCGAAGTTGTTGTGCGCCCGGACTTCCCGGGTCAGCTCCTCCAGCTTTGTTTCGGTGACGGCCTGCTGCTTGTCCAGCTTGGCGTCCATGCTCTGAGCGGTGCGGTTGTTGGAGACAAACGTGCCGATCAGGCTCAGACCGCCGGTGATCAGTGCCACAATAACCGCTTCGCTCATGCGCCCTCCCGGAGCCGGGTCAGCCCCTTTGCCTTGATGATTTTCGGGTAGTTTACGGTCGTGACGTCGAGGTCCACCGGCCCATTGATGCCCGGCACACGGCCCTCACTGCTGTGCTGGTGAGCGCTGTACTTGAACCGCACCTTCGGGGTCTTGCCAGTGTAGTCGGCCAGCCAGATGTCCCACCGCCCAGCCAGACGCTCCATCTCGAGGTTGCGGTTGGCGTAGCTCGTGTAGGTGTAGAGCTGGGCGAAGAACCCCATCTTCTCGATCTGCTCGAGGTGATAGGCCGCGAGGTTGGTCAGGTCTTTCGGCTTGTGAATAGTCAGCATGGCGTCTTCCATGTCCACCGCCACCGGCATGGTCAGCTCTTTGCCCCGCAGCGCCTTCCGCAGTACCGCCAACTCCTTCTCAGCCTCTGCCTCGCTCATGGCCTTCGTGAAATAGTAGACGCCAATATTTAGCCCCGCTGCCTTGGCGTTGGCGTAGTTGGTCTCGAAAGTCGGGTCGATGTACGCCTTGCTTGGGTTGTAGCTACCACTGTTCCCGCAGGCCCGGAGCATGACGCCCTTGTAGCCAGCCCCTTTGATAGCCTGCCAGCCCTCCATTTTGATTTTTCCCTGCCACCGGCTCACGTCGATGAACCGGTAGGGCGGGTCGCCCTCCCAGCCGGTGACGGCCTCTGCCTTGGGGGCTTGGGGTGCAGGCTCAGGTTCGCCGGTGTCCCGCTCGTTCCCCGGGCCAAAGATGGCCCGCACCAGCTTTTCCAGCAGTTCCAGCAGCTTACCCATCGTAGTCCTCCCCCGTGATCTCCTTATACCGCTCTGCATCGATTTCGCCATCGGCAACCCGCTTTGCCAACTCTGCTTTCACTCCGGCACGGCGACTTGCGGGCATCTCTGCCCATTCCTTGGTGCCGGCGACCAGTCTGTTTGCCCAGATTTTATCCATATGCTACCTCCTTACTTGTTGTTAATAGCGGCGTCCAGCTCGCACAGCGAGTCCTCGATAGTCGCCAGCCGCTCCTGTGATTCCATGTCCTGCTCACACATGGCGTCCTCAATCTCCGCCACGAGGCCGGGAAGCTCCCTGAGCTTCTTTTCCTCTTCCAGCTTCTTGTGGAGTTCTTTCAGGCTCTTTTCCGTCTTGTGCAGACTCATCCGATGACACCTCCGATCATGGTGACACTGCCGCCGACGCCGGAAGCTCCCCGGGCGATCGTCACCTTGTAGTTAAAGGCCGCTCCTTTGGCGGCGGTCTTGTTGGTAAAGCTGTGGTGTACAAAGGCCCGGCTCTCGCCGCTCTGGATGTCGGTGCAGTTCTCCCACACGGGGCTGTCGTCTAAGGCGTTGTTGGTCAGCTCCACGGTCAGGTTCATATCTGCCGGGAAACTGCCCTCCAGTGTCAGCGCAGCCACGGTGATGGTGTCGTCCGCCGTCAGGGGATGAGACAGCGAGAGGACGGCGCTTGTCACATTTTTGGTAAAGGTAGCGGTCCACTCTGTCGTGGTCTTTCCGTCGTCCACTTCCAAAGTCAGGGTGTTTTCCCCGTTGAGGATCTGCTGGAACAGGGCTTTCTCGCTCAGACACTGCACTGTGAGTTTGGTTCCGGTAATCACGTTCTCACGGACGGCCAGCTCCACGCCGTTCACCTTTTCGGTGATGGTCATGGGGTCTCCGTCGCCGTCGGTCACGGTGTACTCCACCGTAAAGGGGGCGTTTTTCTCTCCAAGCTCTGCCCCGGTGGCTCCTGCATCGGAAGTCACTTCAGGCGGCTGGTTTTCCGTGGGGAAGCCATCTTTGTCGATGTACAGCGTCTCCGGCAGGGTGAAGCAGGGCAGATAGCCGTAACTACTGCCGTAAGTTCCATTGGAAATCGAAAGACTGGAACCGCTTGCGGAAGATATGTATAAGCTGCTTGCGTAGTAATAGCTCGTCGGAAAATTCGTTTCGTCAGTATACGTAATGCTCGTATCTGGACTTCTCGTCCAGATACCGCTTCCGTAGCGGTTTCGAATGTTGCTGATCCTGCTGATCGCGGCTGAGGAAAGCGCAGAGCCATCGGAGAAGCTTGAGCCCCCGACTTCCGCTGCCGAAATGGAAAAAAAGCTTGACTCGTATGTTTCGCTGCTAAGTGCTGTTCCGCCACTAACGCCAATACCGGGATGGCTATAATAGTAAGCATATTGACCGGCATATTTTGTACTGCCAATCAAGTTCCGTACTTCGTCTGAAAACTTCTTCGCATAGGTATTTTTGTACCAGGTGGCTTCGTTATTCCCATCAACTGTGTAATTCTCTTTTGCGGACGTAGTATGTGTCCCACTCGTCGCCGGACTCTCCCGGCAAAACATCGTCCTTCCATTACCGTTCAGTCCCGACTCGTAGTTGTGGCACAGCGTGTAAAACTTGACTTTGCTGCTGCCCTCCATCAGGTAGACGTATCCGTCACCGATTGCTAAGTCTTTAATCTGCATTCCAATCCTCCTTTCTCTCAAAAATCAATGCGGCTCTTCGCCTTGTCCCATATCCCCGTCAGCTCTACGCCGTCGAGCGTGTCAAAGGCCGAAACAAAGCTGATGCCGGTCACGTCAACACCCTGAATCATCTCCAACATTTTGATACGCACGCCGGTGGACGCAGCGTCCGCCGCCGCACCGGAGATGGTGAGGGTGCCATCCACCCTCACGCCGCTCCCCGCCACCGGTCCGGCCACCGCAGCGCCGCCCGCTTCGCCCAGCAGCGTTACCTGTACCCGGATGTCGCCGGAGGGCTTCGCCCTGGCGTAAAAGCAGACAAAGCCGTCCCGCGCCTCGCAGTAGGCCGGGCATCCCGCTTCCTGCGCCGCCGCGCCGTAGCTGCCCGGGTAGGAGCCGAGAGCCACGTAGCCGGTCTTCGCTTCCGGCACCGGGGCGGCCTGCATCAGGGGCCACGTTCCTTCCGCTTCCTCCCAGCCCTCCGGCGTCAGGGTCACAAGCCGGCTTCCCCGGTATCCGGCCCCGTCGCCCGCAAGGCCCGGGTACAGCACCTCACCGGCGCTGTTATAGATAGGTTCACTCATTCTTTTACCTCCGCTTTTGCCGTGATGACGATGTTTCCGGTCACGGCCTCGATGTTCACGCAGCTCTCTTCGGCGTTCCACGCACTTCCGGTCACGTCCTCGCTGCCCATCTTCACGCTCACTTCGGTCAGGGTGTACCCGCTCTCGGCGGTCAGGGCGGCTTTGTAGGCCCGGCCCTTGGCCACCACGACGGCGGTCTGGTCGGTGGTCACATGGCTCAGCCGGTTCACCACGCTGCACCACACCAGCGCCTGGCTTACCGTCACGCTGCATTCGGCCTTTACGCCGCCTGCCGTGGCGCTGATGAGCGCGCTGCCCTCGGCCACGCCCCGCACGATGCCGCCGTTCACGGTGGCCACGTCCTCCCGGCTGCTCTGCCACACCACGGTGCGGTCGTCGGCGTTCTCGGGCCGCACGGCAGCTGTCAGGCGGGCCGTGCCGTCCACGCTCAGTTCAAGGGTGCTGCGGTCCAGCGTCACGCTGCTCACCGGCACCCTCGCCGCCTTTACGGTCACGGTGCAGCTGGCCGTCTTGCCGCCCACGCTGGCCCGGATGATGGCCGCACCGGCGGCGCAGGCCGTCACCACGCCGCCGTCCACCACGGCAGCCTCTTCGTTGGAGCTGGTCCATACGATGCTGCTCTGGGGGATGCTGGTGGGCAGCACCGTGGCCGTCAGGGTCGCGGTCTTGCCCTCCGTCAGCTCCAGCGTCCCGGCGCTCAGCATCAGGCTGGCGGCTCTCAGGCCGTCCTCGGCCACCGTTACGCTGCACGCTGCCTTCACGCCGCCCGCAATGGCCGCGATCTCCGTCGTTCCGGCGCAGATGGCTACCACCTCGCCCCCGGTCACGCTGGCGGTCTCCGGGTCGGCGCTGTACCATACCACAGCCTGATCAGCGGTCTCCGGGCTGACTGTGGCCGTCAGGGCCGCAGCCTCCCCCGGCTTCAGTGTCAGGGCAGTCTGACTCAGGGTCACGGTCTCCACCGGCACCTCGGCCTCCTGCACCCGCACGGCACAGCAGGCGTATTTCCCGCCGCTGACCGCGAGGACGGCCGCAGCGCCCGGCTTTTTGGCTGTCACGGTGCCGTTGCTCACCTCGGCCACGGTCTCGTCGCTGCTCATCCACGCCACGTCGCCCTCCGGGTCGGCGGCTGCGTCCAGCACCGCCGTCTCACCCGCCGTCAGGGTCAGAGCATCGGTGCTCAGGCTCACCCGCTCCACTGCCGGCTTCACCAGCACGGCGCACTCTGCGCTGCACCCGTCTGCCCGGGCCGTGATCCGTGTCCCGCCGGGGGTCTTTGCCGTGATGACGCCGTCCTCCACAGCGGCCACAGCCTCGTCGCTGCTCTCCCACAGCACGGTCTGCTCGGTGGCGTCCTCGGGGCTGATCCGGACGCCCAGCGCCGTCCGCTCTCCCGCATACAGGGTCAGGCTGTCCCGGGTCAGCCGCACGGCCTTCACCGGCACCTCGGCCCATACCCCGCTCAGCTGATCCAGCAGGGTGTCGGCGGTCCTGGTCTGGTAGGCAGCTTCCCGCAGCAGACGCATCAGCAGGCGGCGCTCCTCCTTTTTCGGGGCAAGGTTCGCCGCCCGGTTCGCCGCCTGAGTGGCAGCGGTGCAGGCGTCCAGTGTCTCATTTGCCGCGCCCAGTGCGCTGGCAGCACTCGCTGCCGCAGCCGTGATGTCCGCCTGCGTCTTTGCCGCCGCAAGGGCGGCGGCGCTCTCGGCGTCCTCGGCGCTCATCCGCTCCTTCTGGGTGGCCGCAGCGCCTTTCTGGGCAACGTCCATCGCCGCCTGCGCCGTCTTCGCCGCATCCTTTGCGGCCGCGCCCTCGTTCATGGCCGTGTTCACGGCCTGCTGCACCAGCGCCACAAACTGGGCGTATACGCTGGGGTCGATGTCCTCCACCGTACCCGACAGCCCAATGGTCTCGTAGCAGTCGTATTTCGCCGGGCAGCTCATGGCGGTGTAGCCGTCCGCGCTCTGGGCCAGCAGCATCCACAGCCCCTGCCGGGCAGCGGTAAAGCGGTGGTCGATGGTCACTTCCCGGCTCTCGTCCAGCAGCACCGGCTGGGGCAGTGTGCCGCCGTCCTGCTCGATGTGCAGGGTCACGGCCATCCCGTCCCACTCCTCCGGCAGCGCGAAGCTCAGGCTGGCCACGCCCGCCGTTCCCACGCCGCCCAGATGCAGCACCCCCGGCTCGGCCCGCCAGCCCATTCCGCCAAACCGGTCCTTGATGATCCTTACTTTCACTCTGAGGCTCCTTCCTTTGAGAAAGGCTCCCCTCGCCAGGGGAGCTGCTTTGCAGCGCCGCCGTCAGGCGGACTGCAAAGCTGAGAGGTTTCCTTCCGGTCCGCTGCCGTTTCTAAAGACCTCTTCTTCTCCAGCCTACCACGCCCCCTGATTCAAAACTACTGCGGACTTTCCCAAAGCGGACATACAAAAAGAACGAGCACCCCGGCTCACAGCCAAAGTGCTCGTTCTTTTCTTAAAACTGATTCAGAATATCGTGGTGTCCGATGTCCAGCAGCAGTATGATGGTGTCTCCGTCGTATTGCCATATGACCCGAACATCCATATTGACACTGAACTCAAACAAATCTGTTGTTCCCTGTATCCGCTTTGTTCGCAGTGACGGGTATAGCGGATCTTGCATCAGCAGTTTCAGCTTCTTTTTCAGCTGTGTCCGTTCTGCTGCCGACAGCCGTCTCACGTTCTTGACGAACCGCTTGGTAAATGTGATCTTGTACGCCATCAGCTCACTCCATCCAACATCTCAAACAGCTCGTCAACGGTATCAAAGACCGGCTGTTCACCGGCTGCGATCTTCGCCTTTGTTTCATTGATCTCGCTGCGCAGCTCGTCCAGATACTTCTTGGGATACACGGCCACCGGCATGATCTGGATGGTTCCGTCTTTTTCCACGATTTCCAGCTTGTCGCCCTCGTGCAGGCCCAGCCGTGCCACGATGTCCTTCGGGATAGTGATCTGAGACTTGGTCCTCAGCTCTGTCAGCATATCTGTCAGCTCCTTTGCATCGTTGGATTTTCCAACTTTCTTACCATCAGTATACGCCAACTGCGCCGGAATATCAAGTCATTTTTACTTCACCTCCTCCCACCAATTTCTCTCGTCCTTCGCCTTCTCGGCCTTCTTGTCTGCCTGGTTCACCCACTGGGTAAAGTCCTTTTCCTCGTACAGCGGGTTTTCGTCTGCGTCCTCGAGGGCCAGCAGCTTCTTCTCCAGCTTCTCCCGGTCCCGGTCGCTTCCGGCCAGATACTCCTCCTTTACGGCCTCGGTGATCTTGCTCTTGATGCTGCCCTTGGCCTTTCCTGCGGTCAGCAGTCGGCCGATCTCGGCCTGCACGTCCTTCACCCGGCCATTTTCCACTTCGTCCAGCAGGTCGGCGTACACGCTGGCGTCCTTGTCCCGGCCCTTTTCGGCCAGCAGCAGCTCGTTGGCCTTCTCGTTCACAGCGCCGGTCACTACGTTGACCAGCTCCGTCCGCCGGGCAGAGTCTTTGCTCCTCACGTCCAGTCCGTCCAGCAGCTTCCTGAAGGCCGCTTGCCGCGCCGTCTCCGCCGCTTTCTCCTTGCCCGCGTTCTGGGCCTTGGCCGCTTCCAGAATATCCGCGTCGTACTTCTTCAGCCGGGTCTTGAGCTGGCTGTCCACCTTCAGCTCCTTCACCTTGCCTTCCTTCCGCATCTGCTCCAGCTTCTTCATGGCCGCCGCAACTTCCTCGCTGTCCTCGCTCTGGATGGCGTTGTACAGCCGGTCGTACTGCCCGGTGGCCGAAGAGGGTGCAGAGTTAAAGCTCACTTTGCCCTCTTCCTTCCATTTCTTGATGCTGTCCATCCATTCGTTCACGGCCTTGACGTATTTCTTCACGTTGTTGTAGGGTACACCCTCCAGCATGGCCAGCTGGCCCACAGCGTCTGCCCACGCCCACCGCACGCTCTTCTCGTACTCCGCAAACTCCTCCTCGGTCATCTCGCTGGTGTCCTTGTCCAGCAGGCCGTTCAGCTTCGCGATGCTCTTGGTCATGTCGTTCACGGCCGAAAATCCCGTCATGCTGATGGTGTCGTAGCTGCCAAAGCTCTTTCCGGTCATCACCGTCTCGGTGGCTCTCCACGCCTCGCTTCCGCCGGTAAAGTTGCTCACCCCGCTGTTGAAGAACTGATAGATAAAATTGCTCAAAAGGCTCCACCCGGTCATGTCGCCGTTCTCGTTCTGTAAGTCGCCCCACTTGTGGAACAGCAGCTTCACCCCCACGCCCAGCCCTGCGATCAGGGCTGTCTGCACGATCTGGCTGGAGATGGCGTCTGCCCGCCGCGTCTTGGCCGTTTCCAGTGCCTCCTTGTTGGCTGCGCTGGGGTCTGCCTTGTACCGCGCCGCCTGCGCTGCGGCATCCTCCAGCGCACTCACCAGGATCTGTGCGTTCTGCTGACGCTGTGTGCTGAACATCATCAGGGTCTTGGCCATCTGGTTTTTCGTGCGCTGAAAGCCCGTCCGCTGCATTGCGGTGTAGTTGGGCTGGGTCCGCTCGATCACCCGCTGGTACTTCTGCTTCACAGCCTCCCAGTAGGCCGGGCTGTCGTAGACGGCCGCCTCGGCGTCGAACTCCTCCGGGTGGCTCTTCACATACTCCATCGCGCCGTAGTACAGCGCTGCCGTCGTGATCTCGTCCACCTTCCCGATGCTTCCGCTGGCAATGTCGCCGATGGCGTCCGCCGCCTTCACGCCGACTCGCACCACGGCGTTGTCTCCGTTCCGGGCGCTGTCGTGCAGCGTACCCAGCACGCCCTTTTCGGTGCTCCCCAGCTCACCCCTCCGGCTTCCCCGCAGGCGGGTGGGCAGCATCGCGTCGCCGTGCTCGTAGGCCAGCCTCTCGATCTCCGCCAGCTTGCTCGGCGAGACGTTCTTCACAAATTGCAGCACCGACTTTCCCGTGCTTCCCCAGCCCAGCTCTGCGGCTGCGGTCGGCAGGCTGGCTGCCTGCAAGAGCGTTACGTTCAGGTTTCCGGTCAGCACGGCAGCGGCGGCATTGCCCCGCAGGGTGCTGCACAGCCGGTCGAACACCTCGTGGTCGCTCTTCGTTCCGCACAGGTCGGCCAGCGCCTTGTTCAGGTAGCTCCGACCCGTCTCGCCCCATACCTTCTCTATCTGGCCGTACAGGCTCTTTCCACCCTGCATCGAGTTCAGCACCTTCTCGGCGTTCCGCAGCGGGATGGCCATGCCCGCGTACTGGGCCGTGTTCTCGATGCTCTCCGCCGCCTGCCGCACCAGTCCCACCAGCTCCAGAGGCTTCGAGCTGTTCACGCGGCTCTGCAAAAAGCCCTCGCTGCCCACGCTGTTGTCGTACTGGATGCCGGTGTTCTGCTCCGCGTTGGTGTTCCGGTCAACGTGCAGCCGGATGTAATTGTCCACCCGGGCCTTCTTCACGCCGGAGAGCGCAAGGCTCGTCTCGTTGATGTACCCCTTGGTCAGCTTGCCCAGCTCCCGGAACGCTGCGATCATCTTGTTGTCGTACTCGGTCAGGTTCTTTTCGATCTCTCCGATGATGCTGGTGCGCAGCGCGTCCTCCCGCTGGCTCACCTCGTAGGCGTTCAGCTTGTTCCCGCTCTCGTCCACGGTCACAAGCTCGCCCAGCTTCACGGTCTCGGCCCGCTGGCGTCCCACGCCCTTCAGGCCCTTGGTGGTCAGGCTCATGTCCGCAATGGTCGCGCCGCCGTGCAGCAGGTGGTGCATACCCTGCCGGTTCTGCAGCTGCACCCACAGCTCCGCCATCACGTCGTGGGTCACCAGCCACGGCCTGCCGTCCTCGGTCTTCAGTCCGATGTCCACCAGATCGTGGGTAAAATGGTACAGCTCCTTCTCGTGCTTCGGCCCTGTCAGGTCGGCAAAGATGGCTTCGCCCTCGGCGGTGATCCGGCTCTTCCGGGCCTGTCCGTCGTTCAGCATCCGCCCCAGCTGCTCCATAAAGCCGCCGTGGGCATAGCCGCCAAAGCGCTCGAAGTTCCGCTCGATGTTCGTGGCGTTCAGCCGGTACACGTCCCGCGCCGCACGTCCCAGCTGAGCCAGCACTCCCTTTTTCTGCTTGGCGGCCACGTCCTTCAGCTCTCCGTGCAGTCCCTCGGCGAAGTCGTCTATCATCACGTCTTCCATGCTGCCCAGCATCACGGCCTCGTTCTTCACGATGAACATGGTCTGCTCCATGATCTCCCGCAGCCCCCGCAGCTCCTCCACGCTCAGCGACGCCATCGCACCGTCCCGGTAGGCCTGCAGGTCCTCGTTCAGCCGCTTGAGCCAGGCCCGCTTCTCCGGGGTGTCCTCCGGCAGCCACTTGTCCGCCTGCTCGATCTGCCCCCGCAGCTCTTCCATTTTCAGCTGCCGGTTCTCGTTCACGTCGGTCAGCCAGTCGTCGATGGCGTCGGCCAGCTTGCTGTTCTCCCATTCCAGCGCCGCCCGCTCGCCCATCTTCATTTCCCGGGTGATGCCGCTCTTCAGGCCGTCCATCGCGTCCCGGATGCTCATGTCCGCCGGCAGCGGGCCGTAGATGCCGTTCACCTCGGCCCTCAGCTTCTTTGCCGCCTCGTGGTTGCCGATGGCGTCGTTGGCCAGCATCGCCACCGGCCGCACCTTGTTCAGCAGATACTCCGGCACATAGCTCTTCTCGCTGGGCTTCTCGATCATCCGGGTCAGCTCACTGGTCAGCTTCTGTACGCTCCGCCGGGTGTTGTCCATCTCCCGGGCATCCCGGGCCTTCTGCACCTGCTTCAGCCGCTTGTCCTTTTCCAGCTGCACCCGGGCCTCCACGCTGGCCTTCTGCTTTTTCGCAAACTGCTCCGCCACTTCCTTCCGGTAGTTCGCCTTGGCTGCAGCCTTCCGGTAGGGCTCCAGCAGGTCGTCCTGTGCTTCCTTGGCCTGCTGCGCCGCCGCGATCTGGGCCTTGGCTCTTGCTTCCAGCGCCTGCTGCCGGGCAATGTCCCGCACCTCTTTCCGCTGTGCGGCAAACTGTTCCCGCAGCTGGGCGTTCTCGCCAATGGCCATCTCCGGCGCATTCATGTACCGCTGCCAGATCTGCATGGCAATGTCCTGCTTCGCCCCGTCCCAGTCCTCGTCATAGGCGTTCTCTAAGGTCGGCTTGATGGCGTCGTGGGCGCTCATCATGGCCTCCAGAGCGTCGGCAGCGCTGCTGGGCGTCTCGGCGGGCAGCAGTCCTGCGCCCAGCTTTTGCAGCTCTGCAAAGTCTCCGTCCCACCGGCTGGCCTGTCCGTCCTTGGTGTAGGTCAGGCTCACGCCGTGGCGGGCCGCCTCCTTCCGGGCGTTCGCCCAGCTGCCGTACCGGTACAGGATCTCGCCGCAGGCCGCCGAGCCTTTCTCGAGCTGCATACTCATCTTGTGCAGCTCCGGGTATGCCTTCCACAGCTCATCGTTCCGCTTTGCGCTCTTCTGCATGATCTGCTCGGCGATGTCCATCACAAAGGCGTTGGCGTCGGCCCAGTCCACCCCCTTGCCCTGGCTCAGGTAGTCGCTCAGCGCACCCAGCCGCTCCGTCAGCCACTTGGCGCTCACCCTGCTGCCGTGGTCGGCCCGCACAGCCTGTGCAATGCTTCGCAGGCATTCTTCCGAGATCCGCTTGTTCCCGCCTGCCTCCACGGCCTTCTGTATCGTCTCCATCTGGGCGTCCACGTCCCCGAGGCCGCCGCTGTTTGCGGCGTCCCTGCTGTCTGCGTCCACCTCCAGCTGGTATTTCACGGCTGCTTTTTCCGGGTAGAGCTTCTGGGCCTCGGCCTCCGTCACGGCCTTCAGGTAGTACAGCGGTTGTCCCGGCAACGGCTCGGCAGTCACAGCCTTGACATTTCCGTCGGCATAGTGTAAAGTAGCTTTAGAGCCACCGCTTGCGAGGGAGAACGGCAATCGTAGCCTATTACCCCTCAGCCAAGCGGCGGTTCTTTTTGTGTCCGGGTCAACATAAAGTATCTCGCCCTGTACCACCTTTCCGGCTCTGTAGCTTTCGTGGCCGTATGCGCTCAGCACCGCGATATTATCTACCACCAGACCATTTCTGTCCGTCGGAAGCAGCTCCAGCGACACATTCACCGGCTTTCCGGCCGCGTCCTTTACATCGCCGTACATGAATATCCGGCTGGCATAGTCCGCATTCCGGCTCGTATCCGAGTGCAGTACAATGATGGGATGCTCCAAAACCTGCGGAACCTGTTTCAGAATTTCTTTGGTCATAATGGAGCCTTCTCCAGTCGCCGCATTGTGGTTTTCGATACTGTGCTTGTTCAGTATTTTCCGCAGCTTTCCAGCCTGCCAGAAAATATCCTTGTCTTTCACACCGATGCTCTTCAGCACTTCTGAAGTGCTGCCCACCCGGATAGCATATCGCTTGGTCGAGTCTTCGTCCAGCCCCTCGATGGCTTTCTCAAAGCCGACATCGATGGAGTATTTTACCGCCGCGTCCTTTGTTTCAGAGGCTGCGGCGTTTTTGCTGCCCTGCTTTGCGTCGTGGATGGCTTCCCGGTACTTTTCGCCCGCTGCGATCTGATGCTCAAAATACAGCGCACGCAGATCCCGCAGCTGCTCCTCCGTCAGGCTCTTCGCAGCCTTGGCGGCGGCGTTGGTGGGCTCTTTTTTGAGGAAGTGCTCCACGTCTGCAAGCACACTCTCCAGCAGGTTCTGGATTTTGTCCATCACCTTCCCGATGATGCCCCGGGCGTCGGCGTTCATCCGTGCCTCGGCCGCCTGCTGGCGCACAAAGTCCCGGAAACTCTCCGCCGTGCCGAATACCGTCTCCATGGCATCGGCGGTGATCTCCTCGAGAGCCTGGTTGTAGGTCAGCTTCTGCCCGGCCTCGGCGTACTTGTCGAGGTAGCTCTGGATGAGCTTCTCGGTGCTCTCTGCGCCGCTCTGCTGCACAAGATAGTTCAGCAGCCGGTCCATCACGGCCTGCCCCGTCTCGGCGCTCCACTGGTTCAGCGCGTGGAACGTCTCGTGCATCACCGTTTCACTGCCCGCATCTCCGGCAAAGAACATCTCGCCCGCAGCGGCCTTGATACAGCCCTTGGCGTTGTTCTCCAGCCCCTGCATCATCCGGTGGATGGCCGTGCCGGTGCTCTGGGCCGTCAGCTTCAAAAAGGCCTCGTCTGCGCTCTTGTCCCCGCTCACGGCCTTGTCGCCCCGGTATACCGTCCCGGCGTCCGGTCGCACCGCGCCCTTTCCGCTGCCCAGCTCCCCGGCCTTGTGGGCGTTGTAGACTTCGGCTTCGCCCTTGCCCTGTAAATAGGCCAGCTTCAGAGCGTTCTCGCCCTGCTTGCCCAGCGCCAGCACCTGCCGCACTGCGCCGCCCATGCTGCCTTCCGGGCCGGTCAGCTTCAGCGCCTCGGCAAAGCTGCCCACTTCGTTCACGCCCATCCGGTACAGTGCCTTCGCGGCCTGGGTGTACACGCCCGCGCCGATGCCGCCGGGCATGTTGTCCACGATGGTCTGCACGCCCTGTGTGCTCACTCTTCCCGCCCGGGCCAGCTGTGCAGCCGCCGCTTTCTGCTCCACACTCGCCCAGCCGCTCGAGTCCAGCGCACTCTCGTCCGCCGTCAGCGTTTCCTCCGCGTAGCTCCTGCCATTGACAACCCCGCCCCCCGGTGCTATATTGGTCTTGGCAGAGGGTAGATCAGCTAACGTCTCGGGCGTATCTCTGGGGTCGGACGCGGCATCCATAGAGGACTGCAACTCATCTGCTGTGGCGGAGGAATGCGCAGAAAACGTTTCGGACGTATGTCTGGGGTCGGACGCGGCATCCATAGGGGCCTGTTGCGCTTCCGTCACGGTGGGAGAACCTGCAACTACGTTTCGGACGTTATCCCCAGGGCTGGCAACGGCATTCACGGGGGCTTGCAGGGCTTTCACCATTTCTTTTTTGTCCACACCGTTTTTGGAAAGATATTCCGAAATGATATAATTATAGTTTTTCTTCGTATCACAGACGGCTTCCACGACAATGTGGCTGCCGTCTATTTTTTTCTCAAAAACTACGATAGGTGCACGCTTGCTTCTGCTGTCTTTGTAGCCCTTGGCCCGGTCTTTTGCCAGATACGCATTGTCAAAATTGTTCAGCACATACGCCGCCCGGGCCACGTCGGCGCTCTCCTTCATGGTGCCGTCGGCGCTGCCGTCTCCGCCTGCGTGCCGGTTGGTGATGTGCTGCACGGCGTTCGAGTCCATCAGGGTGCGGTCGCCCACCTTCTCCAGGCCCGTCAGCTCCATCATGGCGCTGCGCATCCGGTCGCCCGTCTCGGCCACGACGTAGGGCTCCAGCTTCTCGCCTGCCCTCACCCGGTCAACATACTCCGCCAGCCCCGGGTCAACGCTGTTCTTGTATTCCTCAATGCTGGCGTTCTGCGCCGTAGTCTGTACCGCCGGGTCGTCGTTCACAGCCGTCTCTTCCGCCCGCTGCATACCTTCAGTGGAGTTTCCTTTAAGAAAGGCGCTTTGCTCCCGGGTTGCGGCTCCCAGTGTCTGCTGCGCAGGTCCACTGCCGCTTCCCTCTGTCGCAAGGCCCGCCATCTCACGCCCCGCAGCACTTCCGGCGTCCAGCTGAGAGCTGCCCGGCACGCCAGTGGCTCCCCTTTTAAGGGGAGCTGTCGCGTCAGCGACTGAGAGGTCCTGCCCTGCCAGCGCTCTATCGGCAGAGCTATCCGAAGCCTCATTAAAGGAGCCCGGGTTGCGGCTCCCGGCATCTATTTCGGCCCTTGGGCGGGCCTCATATCCTGCCGGCCGCGGCCCCAACAGCTCCTCCCTGTTTCCGCCACTGGCGGCGGTCGTCGCTGTTGCCCTGTCCAGCGCTTCGCTCATACCGTGCAGCCCTGAGCCCACAGCGCCGCCCAGCGCGCCGGACGCGCCGCCGGAAAGTCCGCTTTCCAGCGCGGTGAGGAAGGTGTCTTTGGTAAACAGGTTCTTCGCCGCCTCGCTGTCCCCCAGCGCAGCGTCAATGGCCATGTCCGCATAGGTCTCCGCAAAGGCCTGCATCGAGTTGTCGATGCCGCCCGAGATGGCCGCAGCCACCGCCGGGTAGCGCTGTGCCAGCTCCGAGCTGCCTGCCAGCCCCTGCACCCAGTCCGCGATCTGTCCTGCCAGTGTGTCCTTGGCGTAGTCTGAGCCCATGGTCTTTGCAAGGTCAGCCGCGCCCACCGAGTTGATGGCCCACCCTGCGCCGAACTTGGCGAGGCCGCCGCCCCATGCCTTACCGGCGCTCTCCCCCTTCTCTGCGCTCTGGCCCATGGCCTCCGCCGCGCCCTGGGCGCTCAGCATAGGCAGGATCCACGCAACGCCATCGCCGCCTGCTGCAATGGCCAGATTCTCCGCTGCGCTGGTCACGGCCCCCGCCACGGCCTTCTGCGCCGGGCTCAGGCCGCTCTGGGCCGCAGCCATCAGCTGCTGCCCGCGGTCGTAGAGCTGGTAGCCCACGCTCTGGTTCTTGTCGATGCCGTCGCTCACTTCCAGCCCCGCCAGCCGCTGGCGCATCTCCCGGATCTCCTTGGAGTTGTACCCCATCGAGATCAGCTCCCGGTTCCGGCTCTCCGGCCAGGTGGGGTTATAGTCCATGTCCACATCGGTCAAAAGGTCGAAAAGACTCTGGGCGTGTTCGTCGCCCTTTACCTCCTGCTCCACCTGTTTCCAGTTCTTCAGGGTGGCGTCGATGTTCTTTCCCGCCTGTACGCCGTACTCCGCGCCCAGCACCGGGGCAGCGGCCACCGTGTCTCCGATGCCGCCGATGGTGTTCGCCGCCCGGCGCGCATACCGCTTCCATGCAGGGATGGCGTCCAGCGCAGCGTTTATCTTCCGGGCCTCGTCGATCTGCGCCTGTGTCCAGCCGCCCTTTTGGATCAGGTCGGCGTCCGTGTACGCGCCGTGGGTGTTGTCCACCCGCCGCACCGCGTCGGCCAGATTCTTGTTGTCCCCGGTGTCCATCCACTGGTTGATCCGGTCGAACTCGTCCGGTACGCTGTCCTTGGCAAAGCTGGCTCTCAGCTCCTGCGCCGGGCCGCTGCCGTAGGCCACGGCCCCGCCGTCCACGTTCTCCAGCACGTTCCCGCTCTTCGCCGGAACGCCCCATTTCTGTCCCATGTCCAGCGCCCGGGCTGCCGCTTCCGGCATCTGCCGCGCAGGGCCGCTGCCGCTGTCCTCTGCAGCAGCGCCCGCCATTTTACGCCCCGTAGAACTTCCAGCGTCCAGCGGAAACTTGCCCGACACGCCAGTGGCTCCCACTCTGGGGGAGCTGGCGCGCAGCGCCTGAGAGGGCTCGTTCCTCGCATCTACCTCCCCCATGTCGCTGGCGTGCCGCTCGGTGTACTGCTGTAAGGCTTTGTCCCGGGTGTTCTGCTCCTGTTCTGCCTGACGTTGTGCTTCCTTTTTGTCAAACTCCCGGCTCCACTGGCTCAACTGCTCCTTGGTGACGCTGCTCTTCTTTGTGGTGATGCTCTGCGCAGTGCTGCCCGCCCCACTCACCTTGTCCGGGTTCTTTGCGGCAAATTCCCTGCTCCATTGTGCGAGCTGCTGTTTGGTTACTGCCATTTGTTTGTCCTTTCTGTCTTACCCTGCCAGCTCAAAGGCTTTCCAGATTTCGTCGTCCGTGTATCCCTGATACTTCAGGCTGTCAAAAATAGTCTGGTCATCCGAGCCGTGGTTCCTCTGGCCCTTGATGGCGTTCGCCGCCACCTGCGCCCGCTGCGGGACACTCGACTGGCTTGCCGTTCTTCCGGTGCTCTGGCTCTGTCTGTTACTTGTCCCAGTACCCCACTTGTTTGCCGGGTCTCCTTTCCAGCTCTGCCCCGTCAGACCTCGGTTCGTCTCCAACAAGTTCGGAGTGTCGTCCTTTATCCAGCCCGCATCCGTCAGCGTCCGCTTGTAGTGATCATATCGCGGGTCACTCGCTTCCATTGTGACAAACTCCTTCGACATACTCAGCAGCTGGGCATAGGTCGGGCTGTTCCCGCTGCTTTTCGTTCCGCCGCTCCTGCTGCCCGAAGAGCCGCCCGAGCTGCCGCTTCTCCGACCGCTGCCCGAAGAGCCGCTGTTGTTATTCTTATACAGCGCCGCGCTGTAGCTGCCCAGGATGCTCGGGTCGATGTTGTTTACCTTCAGCATATACTGCGCCAGCTCCGGGTGGCCGTCGTCCTGAACTCCTGCCGCCTGCGTCAATAGGCTCATCATGTCGCTCATCGACATTTCTTCCGTGTCGCCGGTATCCCAGTCATCAAAGATACTGGCGTCCAGACCATGCGGCTCCAGAATGCTGTTCAGGAAATCCGTGCTTGCCCCCTCTTTGTGGTACTGCGCCGCCTGAGCAATGGCCGACAACTTGTCCTGTTCCTTCTGTCGGCTGAATCCCTTATAGGTATCGTATCCATTTACCAATGCGCCGCCGATGTTCATGACCGTGTCTAACAGGTTGCTCCAAAAACTGCTCTTCTCCTGCGCCGCCTGGTCTGCCCGGCTCTTCTTGTAGTCCCGCCAGTCCTGCGCGTTGGCCACAGCCCCCTGATGCTCCGCCGCCTCGAGACTGTCCTGATTCTGCAGCGCACTCAGCAGCCCCGAGAGGCCGTTCTGCTTCAGCTGGTACATGGTCAGGGCCTTGTCCCGCAGTCCGGCCAGCCCGTCGTCCACGTTGGCCATGGCCTGCTGGTATCCCTGCTGGGCCACACTGTTTGCGTAGCTCGAGCCGTACCCGCCGCTCAGCGCGGCAGCGCCCGCAGCGGCGTTCTCAGCCGCCGCCCTGGCATTTGCCTGCGCGCCCGCGCGGTACTGCCGGTAGAGTTCGCTGTCCGTGCCTACGTCATAGCCTGCATTGCTGGCCGCGCCCATGCTGTCCAGCGCCTCGTTGATCCGGTCGGTGTAGTTGCTCTGGTACGCCCCCGGCATCGCGTTCTCCGCGTCCTTCTGCGCCGCCTGCGCGTCCTTGTATCTCTTAAAAACTCCCATTTTCTAATCTCCTTTTCTCTTAGCCTCCCCTTATTAGGGGAGGTGTCGCGCCGTCAGGCGTGACGGAGAGGTTTTTGACCGCTCAGCCCCTTCCCGGGCAGGGCGTTTTTCTTTACAGGAAAAGAAGGGGCAGCAGGGTCGCTCCCACGCTCACTACGGTGTTCCAAAATCCCGAGCGCCGGTTCTTCTTCGCCTGTGCCTCGCTGGCCGCCTGATTGTACACACTCTGATAGTAGTTGCGCTGGTTCTCCCAGTTCTGGTAGTTGGTCTGGTATTTCTCGTAGTCCTGCGCTTCGGCCTGCTGGTAGCCGGTCAGCTGGTTCTGCAGGTCATTTTTCTTCTGGGTGTACTGGTTCAACGCCTGACTGTACAGGCTGTTCGTGGCGCTGCTCAGTCCCGCCATCGCGTTCTGATAGGCGCTCTGGCCTGCCTGTGTGCCGTAGCTCGAGCCATACCCGCCCGAGATGGCGCTGGCGTTGGCCTGGGCGTTCTCGTTGGCAAGCTTTGCCTGCCGGGTGTAGCTGTTCTTGTACTGCTCGTAGGCCGCGTCCCGGGTGGGGTCGTAGCTAAAATCCTTCATCCCGTCCAGCTTGCCCATCACGCCGTCGATCTTGTCCTTGTACTGGCTGGTGTAGTCGCCCGGCTTCTTCGCCTCCCACTCCTCCAGCTGCGCTCTCGCATTGCTCAAACTGCTCATAGTTCATATCCTCCTGTCCTCGTAAGCGAGGCCCGCTCTTTTGCGCCCTGTCTGGCCTCAGATGTCCAGCTCAGACCTGTCCGACCTGCCAATGGCTCGCCCTTTGGGAGAGCTGGCGCGTCAGCGCCTGAGAGGGCTATTTCAGCTTCTCCTGTAAATCCCCCGAGAGATTCTCGGTGTCAATGTTGCTCAAAATGTATTCCAGCTGCTCCTGCATCTGGTACAGATAATTTCTCAGCTCCCGGGCGCTGGCCGTATCCAGCCCATCCAGCCTCGGCATGGAGATCTTCGAAAGTCCTACGATACTAGCCACGTCTCGGCACACCTCCGTTCACTCTTCCGCCCTCGCTGCTGCTCAGCGTCATGGCGATGCTCCGCACTGCGATCTGCCCTTTTCCGGTCAGACGCAGCCGCATGGTGTCGTGCCGGGTCGGGACGAAGGGCAGATTCACCCGCACACGCTTCCCTGCGGTATCCACCCGGCCCACCTCCTGCCACTCGCCGCCGTCGAAGCTGGCCCACAGCGTCACCACGGTCCGCTCCATGGCGTCCAGCCGCACCGTCACCCGGCTGCAATACTTGTCGTCCGGGTCTCCGAGTCCGATGTCTCCGGTCACAGCCTCATATTCCACCGTGTCCTCTTCGCCGCCGGCTTCCCGGCTCCCGTCTGCGGCCCAGATGGCCTCTTTGTCCCAGAGGTAGAGCTGCCGCCCGGTGCTGCACATGGCCCAGCCGGTGGCGTCCTCCTCGTGCCAGAGTCCTTTCTCGGTGTCGTACACCAGCAGCCTCTGCCCGCCGGGGCTCTCGGTGTGCAGGTAGTACCGCCCCACCAGCCCGCCGGCGGCCGCCCTTGTCACCCGGCTCATGGCCGTCTCGTCCAGCGAGGCCGACACTTTGGTGGGCAGGCTGCCGTCCCACGCCATGACGCCGTCCATCGAGAGGTAGTACAGTGTCTCATTGATGACGCAGAGGCTCTGGTGGGCGCCCTTGGCCACGCCCGAGCACTGGATGCTGCTCATCTGGTAGTCGCTGGGCTTGGTGCCGTAGAGCTTGTGTAAGCCGTTCTCCTTGAAGAAAAGCACGTATCCCATGCAGGTAGCCGCGCCGGTAAAAGCTCCGTCGCTGCCCACGGTCACGGCATAGCTGTCCGCTGCCGTGCCGCGGTAGGAGAACCAGTTGGTGGCGTCACCCAGCTTGCAGGCATAGATGACGTTCTCGGTGCTCGAGCAGCCCCAGACACGGTTGTTGTGCTCCGTCAGCCAGTCCAGATCCGGCACCCGCCGCTGAGCCGTCACGTCCGGGAAAGGCCCGTCGAAGGTCTGGGTGGTCTTGCCGTCCATGGCCGTCCACACCACGCTCTGCCCCGTCACCACACAGGTGCCGTAGTACAAAACGCTCTCAATGTCCGGCGCGATGGAGAGGATCACCGAGTCCCCGGCCACGTCGTCCACCACCACGTCTCCGCCGAAATCGGCGGAATAGGCGTTCTTCACCACGCCGGGGATGCCCGTCAGGGTCACGGTGTCCCCGGCCTTGAACGCTTTGCCCAGCCCCTCGCAGGTCACACGGCAGCAGTTCAGCAGGATGTTCTGCCACCCGCCCGCCGTGCTGTAGAGCTTCAGGGCGTCGCGGTAGCTCCACGGGGCGTCCTCGGCCTGCTTGAGCCAGACGTCGCCGTTCTCGGGGCTTTCCGGTTCGGTCGCGCCGAATTTGTTCGGCGTGTACACCACGCCCGCAGCGTCGCAGGGGGTCACGGTCAGGCTTCTGCCGCCCTGCTGCCAGCTGGAGCCCAGCGCGCTCAGTGTCCCCGCTGCGGTGTCAAAGGACATCTTGTCCGGCCAGATGAGCACTTTGGTTCCCATGCCCACCATCTTCTTCTCGCCGTCCGTCAGGGCGTTCTCCAGCTCCACGGCGGCGCTGCCGTCGTCCGGGGCATACCGCAGGGTCGTGCCTTCCACGGTCAAAAGGCCGTTCAGGTGGTACATCCCGTTCATCCCGGTCGCTTGACGCACCTTCCGCCGGGGCTTGCGGGTCTCGAGAGCCGGGTATCCCCGCGAAGAAAAGTTCTTCTCCTTGCTCAGCTCTGCCTCGCTGCACGCATACCCCTCGTTCAGCCCGCCAAATACCCGCAGCAGCTGCCGCTGACTGTTGATCTGGTTCAGGTTCGTCACGTCATCAGCCTCCCGCCGCCTACCGGCATATAATTCCGCCTCACCCACGCCGCAAACTCCTGCACATAGCTCGTGTAGAGCTGCAATTCGTTCGCCGCCCGGGCCGTCTCGCCGAGGGCGAGGTCCATCTGCGCCGCCAGCCAGTGGGGGTAGAGCGCTTCCGCCGCGCCGTCTGCCAGCAGCGGCGTGTCGTATTCCAGCCCTTCCGCCCACAAAATATCCGCGCCGCGGCCCTCAAAGTCGCTGGTGTCGCTGCGCTCCACCACGCTCCGCCGCAGGCCGCTGTCAGCCTGCCGCAGCCACAGCTGCTTCATCTCGTCCGAAAAGCTGTTGTTCGGCCTCAGCTCGTCGGCCATCTTTATCGCTTCGCCTGCTGTCATGCTCTAAATCCTCCCTTTCTGTTTCCCTCGAAGAACAACCTCTCAGTCTCGCTTCGCTCGACAGCTCCCCTACCGAGGGGAGCCTCTGGCGAAAAGGGAAAGCTTTGCGGAATGCCAAGGCCTCTCCTCGATAGGAGAGGTGGCATCGCGCAAGCGATGACGGAGAGGTTATCCCCTAAGCCAAAAAGACCCGGCACAGCGCCGTGCCTTTGCTGTACCGGGTCTCTTATCAAATGGTCATCATCTGCGTACCGGCCGCCGCCTGCATGGCCTGACTCTTCCGGGCCGCCTCGGCGTCCTGCTTGATGCTGTGCTCCAGCACCTCAGCCACAGCCTTCGGCACCTTCACGTCGATGCCGCGCTGGATGAGGTAGCTGTCGCCGTTGACGCCCACGAACACCGGCGCCGCGTAGCGGTCGTCGTCCTTGAACAGGTGGATGGTCACCATGCCGTCGTCCTTCTCTTCGGCCATCGCCTCGGTCTTCTCCACAGTCTCCACCGTGTTCTCCACGGCATCCGCCGCAGCAGTCTCTTTCTTAGTCGCCATAGTATTTTCCTCCTTAATTTGCCTTCGCCTTCGCGCTGTACTTCGGGCTGACGCTCTCGATGCGCACCATGTACTGCTCACACAGGCGCTCTGCGGTCTTGATGGCCTTCCAGCCCACGGACGCGCGCTGGTTCAGCGGGTCTTCGCCCGCGCCCAGCTGCTTGACGATGTGCTGCAGGCCGCCGCCCTCCACCTCGGTCACAGCGTAGGCGTGAGCCGCCAGCACCAGCGTACCGAACACGGCCAGACCGCTCGGGCAGCCGGTGCCGGTCCAGATCTTCGCCTCGCTGGTCTCGATGAAGCGCACACCGGCCAGCTTGCCGATCTCGCCGTTGTAGATGTTCTCGGGGGTAGAATACTTGTGGACATCGATCCACTCCGGGTTGCGGCGCAGGTCATACGCCACATAGGGGTGGACGATGGCCACATAGCTCTCGCCGATGGCGTCGGCGTTCTGGGCCTTCAGGGCGGTGGCCGCCTGGTCGATGAGGTCGGGCGTCAGCACACTGGCAGTGGTCAGATTGGCGCGGCTGGTCACGGCGGTGTCGCCCGCCGGCGCGTAGATGACGTTGGTGCCGCCCGCCAGCACCTCGCGGGTCACGGTATCCAGCGTGCGGCCCGCCTGAGATGCCAGTACCTTGGTCGCCTGGGTGATGTTGTTGTCGATGGCGGTCAGCTGCAGCACGTCGGTGATGGCTGCCCAGCCGCCGTACTGCTTCACGGTGGCGGTCATGGGGGTGACGGTCAGGGCCTGAGCATTGGGAGTCACGCCTTCGGTCAGAGGCTCGGTGGCCTTGGGCAGGCTCTCGTACTTGCGAAACTCGATGGTCTTGCCGTTGTTGGCCGGGATGGGGTACTTGTCGCCGAACTGGTCATGCACCAGCAGCGGCTCCGCCTGATCCAGCAGACGCTTCTCGTAGTAGGTCTTCATTTCGGCGCTCATGCCGGTCGCGCCGGTGTGGTTTGCAGGCTGCGCAAACAGCTGCAGATTCATGTGGATTTTCATTTGTGTGCTCCTTTCGTGTCTTGCTTTATTGAGAGGCTTCCGCTTTCCGAATCTTCCCTCAAGAACGGTGAGAGGTTTTCTTTCGGTCAGCAGTGCCTTTCGGTTAAAAAGTGATGATCTGCCCCCGCATGGCCCGGCGTTCCAGCTCTTCGCACTGCTGGGGCGTCAGCTTGGAGACGTCGGTCTTCAGCACCGCCGCACCGCCGGGGTTGGTGCCGTTCTCGGCAGGCCGTGCGCCCCGCTGGCGGATCCGGGCTTCCACGCCTTTCTCGACGGTCTTGGCCGTCTGGGTGGTGCGCCGGGCCATGATGTCGTCAAAGTAGCGGGCCTTGTAAGCGTCCTCCATCTTCACGCCCAGCTTGAGCATCTGGGCAAAATCCGGGTCGGCCAGTGCCGTTTTGACGTCAAAGCCCGGGTCCTCGGCCCGGATGCGCTCCGCAGCGGCGTCCCACTCCTGCTGGATGGCTTCCATCTTTGCGGCCTCCGCTCTCTGCTGCTCTGCGGCGCGGTGCTTGGCGTTCTCGCTTTCCAGCGCGTCCATCTCCTTGGCCAGCTGGACGCTGATGCCCTTCTTCATGGCCATGTCTTCGTAGTAGGCGTCGTCCTTCACGACGCCGCCCTCCACCGCAGCGGCCAGTGCCTCGTAGTCGCCGGGAGCAGTGCCGTACTTCTGGCCCAGAGCGTTCAGGATGCGCCCCACCGGCCCCTGCTCGTTCAGGATGCTGTCGTAGGCTTTCTGGGTGGCCTGCACAATCATCTCGCCAAACTCCCGGTTGTACTCGCCCCGCATCAGTTCGCCAAACGCTTTCCGGTGCGTCTCCGGGTCGGTGCTGCTCTTGTCTGCCGCACCGTCCTGTTCCTCGCCTTCAGCAGCATCTTCCTCCACGCCCGGCTCTTCCGCCGGGCTCAGCATCTCATCCACCTCAGCGGCAGCAGCCTCCCGGCCTTTGCCCTGGGCGGGAGCAGACGCCGCCTTTTCTGCCGCCGCAGGGGCGGCACCATCGCCGCCAGCAGCCGCTGCACCGTCACCGCCGCCCTCCGCAAACAGCTGCAAGTCCACCGCCTGGCTGCACTTGCATCTTTTCTTGAAGTTCACATTCTCCGGGTACTGTTCGGCCAGCAGGTCCAGACCGTCGGCCACAAGTTCGAACTTGTCCCGCATGAGGACGCTGTCGCCCGCCTCCACATTCAACACCGGGCCTTCCTCGCCCTGATAGATGCAGCTCGAGGTGTGTTCATCCTCCGCAGCGCTGTACGCCAGCGTCTGCATCAGGCAGCTCACCGCAGCACATACGATGTCCTGTCCCGCCGGGGCATACCCCGCGTGGCCCTCGGCCCTCATCGTCAGCTTCCCGCCCTCCGGGTCTGCCACATAAATAATTTTGATCATGTAGAACCTCCTCACTTATTCGGGTTGTTGATGTTCATCGCCCTCTCGGCGGCTTTCGTGGCCAGCGGGTTGGTCCCGCCGCCCACCTGTCCGCCCAGAGAGTTCGTTACCGTCTTTGCGCCGGCCTCTCCGCCGCCTCCGCCGCCGGTCATGGCAGTGGCCGCAGCACCGGCCTGTTCGCTCAGGTTCGAGCCGTTCTGCTGGTCGATGACCGCCGCCATCTGCTGGATCTGTGCCATCGCCTGCTGCAGCTGCTGGTACAGGGTGCCGTTTTGGGCCACCCGCTGGCGCACCTTCTCGATACCCTCGAAGTCCATCATGTCCAGACACGCCAGTGCAGCGTCGGCGTTGGCCGGAGCAAAGAATCCCAGCTGATAGCACTCCTTCGCCGTCTCGTTCTGGGAGAGGCGGCTGAAGGTGCTCTTTTTGGCCGCGCTCACCGTGATGTCGAACACCGGCTCATGGGCGCCCAGCTCCACGCCGCCCACGCTCTCCATCGGCTGCGGCCGCAGCATCTGTCCCGAGAACTCCCGGTACTCCGTGCCGCCCTGCTGGCCGGTGATCCGGTAGACGCGGCTCTCGTCGTAGAACTGCCGCATCAGATCGATGATGAAGTAGCATTCTTTTGCAAAGGATCGGTAAGAACTCTTCAGCATATCCCGGCTGAGCTTCGAGCCTGCTTCCTGTAATGCTGCGATGGCCGAAGCCGCCGTCAGGCCGCTGGTCGCGCCGCCCTGGTTCACGTCCCGGTTGCCGCTGATCTCCTTCAGCTCGGCCACGCGGTTCTGCTGGTATGCGATGGTGTTAGAGGGCAGCGGAGCCGTCTCCAGCTCCATAAAGCCCCGCTCGTCCAGCCGTCCCGTGATATGCACCACATCTTTCGCCGTGTCCAGCAGCTCGTCCTCGTTCACGCCCGCCGTGTCCGAGATAAGGTAGCGTTTCTTGGCCGCTGCCAGCGTGTTCTCGTCCATGGCCTGCGTCATCCGGTCGATGGTGTCCTGCGTGTCCTTCATCACGTCGATGTACCCGAAGCCCGCCGGGCTGTTCTCTTCCACGAAGAGCGGGTCAAACACAAAGGGGTATTTTCCGTGGTCGTAGAAACCGGTCTCGGCCATCGCCGGGTCGTTCTCGCTGGCGTAGAGCACCACGCCGTTGCAGAACTTGCAGTAATGCACCACGGTCTGACCGCCGGGCTTCTCCCGCTTGTAATACCAGTCCACCACCACGCTCTTTTCGCTGGTGTCGATGTTCTGGTCGCTGACGTACTGCCCCACGGTGATGCCGCTGCTGCCCGCCTTGCCCTCCAGCTGAGGCCACCGGGCCGTCAGACGGTCGTTGTCAGCCAGCGCCAGGCTGAAAAAGTTGGCCGAGTCCTGGATGTCCTCCACGCCCGGCTCCCAGTACAGCATCAGCAGATCCATGCTCCGGATGGCGATGTCCCCGAGTCCGTCCCGCAGCGCCGGGTCCCAGAAGATGCCCTTGACGCCGGTACCCTGCTTGAGCTTGCGCCACCAGGTGTCGCTGTACACGCTCTCGTAATCGGCCTGTTCCAGCAGCACCGGCAGGATCTCGGAGAGGAGCTTTGCCGTCTCCTCGTCGTCCTGCGCTCTCGGCAGCACGTTGGGCTCCGGGTAGTTGTCCATGGCGTCGGCGTGTTTGTTGGCGATGGAGTTGAACAGCCACCCCGTGCTGGGGGCGCGCTTGCCCTCCATCACCCGGTTGCCGTACTGCTTCCAGTGGCCCAGCTTGTACCATTCTTCGTTGTCGATGATCCGCTTGTCGAGGCTGGCCTTGGCCGACTTGTACTTCTCCAGCACAGCCATCGCCTCGCTGATCTCCTTCTCGCCGATGGGCTGCTCTCCGCTCAGTACATCGGTCAGACTCTCGCCGCCGGGGCTTTCATCTGCTGTCAGGTCAAGCTCTTTTTTACCAAATTCCATCCCATTTTCCTTTCCGCGTTCCTGTTCAAATCCTCATAAACCTCGTCTTGTCCTTCCTCGGATCCATATCCAGCGGGTCGTCCAGCATGGGCGGCGGCGTGGTGTGCTTTGCGGCGCTGATGGGGTTCTCCATCAGCACATACCGGCACTCGTCGTAGATGTGATCCTCCTGCGTGGTATCGATGTCCTCCACATTGCTCTCGTCATAGACGAGGTTCGGGATGGTGCGGATGAAGTGCTTGCAGGTGTTGAAGACCTGCAGCATCGGCCGCCCGTCCTCGCCGAAAGCCAGCCGGTAGTGGAACTGCATCTTGCCCGCCAGGCGGGTGTGGTCGCCGGGCATCCAGTGCAGGAAATTCGGGCTTTTCTCCTGCATGTCCGCGATGCTCTCGCCCCGGCTCTCGTCAAAGATGGCCGGGTCGGCCACACCCAGGATGACCCGGCCTTTCAGCAGCGGGTCATTTTCCTCCGCTTCCCGGATCATCCGTGCCTGTTCCATCGGGTCCTTTCTCAGGCCCTCGTTGGGTGTGCCGGTGCAGCCGTAAAGCTCCTTGATGCGGTAGAGCCGCCCGCGCTCGTCCGCTGCATACCACCCCACCGAAAACGGCTTCGAGAAGCCGAAGTCGTATCCCCGCCAGATCTTCCAGTGCTCCGGGATGGGGAACGGTTCGATGACGTGGGTCCAGCGCTGGTCCTTGTAGTGGTTCGGGTCGTTCCGCCACTCGGTGAACACCTGTCCCGAAAAGCTGTCCCAGTTTCCGTAGAGCAGCGCCTGCTTTTCGGCCTCCGGCAGCGAGGCCAGTGTGCCGATGTAGCCCGGGTCGTTTTCCAGCAGCGCCGGATTGTCAAAGACAGTGGACGGGATAAAAATGCGGGTGCGCCGCCGGGTGATCTCTTTTCCTCCCGGTGCTTTTACCTTCACCAGCTGCACCATCCGCGTCCCGGCCGGCGCCGGGCTGATAAACCGTGCCTTCACCCAGCCATGCCCTACGCCGCCGGGGTTGGCCGTGGCCCGGATGTAGACCCGGGTGCCGGGGCCGGAAGGACGGTTGCGGCTCATGACATAGCTGTACTCGTCCCAGGTAAAGTGGGTCAGCTCATCCACGCCGATAAAGTCGAAGGCTTTGCCCTGATAGTTGTACTTGTCCTGCGCATGGTTTAAGCTGCCGAAATAGATCTTCGCCCCGCTGGGGAAGGTCCAGCAGTGGCTCGAGCCGTTGTACCTCGCTTTGGGAAATACCGGCTTGTAGTACCGCATGGTCTTGTCGATCAGCTCCGAAAGCTGCGGGTAAGTCTTACGGAGGATGAGCGCCCGGTAGTGGGGGATATGTACCTGCCGCAGCGCCTCGATGATCAGTGCGTCGCTCTTCCCGCCGCCAGCAGCGCCCCCATACAGAGCCTCGTCCTCGGTGCGCGCCATAAACGCTGCCTGCCTCGGCTGCGGCGACCAGATCACCGGCCGTCCGTTGTGGCTCTTATGCTCCATCCACCATCACCTCCGGCCCTTTTTCTTCCCGGCTCTCGGCTCCGATCTCCACCAGCGGTGGGGCATCGCCCTCGCTCTGGCTCTGGGCCGGTACCATCGCAGCAGCCTTTTCGGCCACGGTCATCAGCACGGTGGCCATGGCAGCGGCGTTTTTGTCGCTCATCACCCGGCCGCTGTACCGCTCCAGCTGGGCGTCCAGCAGTTTTCGCTCCTCGCTGTCCAGCTGCCGGTCATAGCTGCCCTCGGCAGCATATACCACAAGCCCGGTCTCCGTGGCGTCCGTCAGCTCCTCGGCGTCGCTCTTGAGCAGTGTGCCTACCGCAAAGCAGCGGGCGCGGGTGTCCTCGTCCAGTTTCCGGTGGAGCCTGGCCTGTACCTGCGCGGCCCGCTGGCTCTCGTCCACACGGCTCTGCAAATAGCTCACCTGCGCCCTCGCCCCGAGGCTGGCCCGGATGGCGATCTCCCGCGCAGCAGCCTGCCGCTCTTTTGCAAAGGCGTCGCTCCGGCCGGCTTCCTCGGCCATCCAGCTGCGGATGGTGCTCTCCGGTACGCCGTACCGCCGGGCTACCGCACAGATGGATCCAGACGACAGCATGGCCATCAGCACCTCGGCCCGCACCTTCGGCGGGTACTTCCGCCCCCTCTGGGTCCCTTTTACCGTGTTTTTGCAATATGCCCGCTTGGCCACTGCTCCACCTTCCCTCTGTCGCAAGGCCCACGCTTTTGCGCTTCGTCGGGCCTGTTTCGTCCCGCTCAGACTTCCCCGGCCTGCCAAGGACTCCCCTCGGTAGGGGAGCTGGCGAGCGAAGCGAGACTGAGAGGTTCTTCTCTCCCAGCCTACCACGCCTCACAAAGCAAAACTACTGCGGACTTTTTTGTACGGCAAACAGGCCGGGTCTCCCCAGCCTCATCATGCCATAGCAACGCTATAACAGCCCTGCCGCCGCCGCATACACTGCCACGGTGCTCAGCGCCTCCAGCTCCTTGTGGTAGTAGGTCGTCCGCCCGATGTGCAGCTTCGCCACCACTCGCTCCTCCGGCATCCCGTCCAGATACCGCAGCTGTAAAAGCCGCCCGCATACCGGGTCTGCGGCCTCGTAGTAGTCCATCGTCAGCGTGATCACGCCCGCCCAGGTGCTTTTCCCCTGCCCGCAGAGCCGCAGCTCTGCCCGCACCCGTCGTTTCTGCTCCCTGGTCAATCCCTCGCCGCCTTTCTTCCGCGCGCGTTAAAACGCAAAATACCGGTACTTTGTCTGTCAGGTGCGAACTTTCGCACCCTCCCGCTTTACCATCACCACATAGCAGCGCAGATCGTCTGCGTCCCATCCCTCTTTTTCGTCGCCCGGCGCGTCCGGCTCCGGCACGACGCACCGCACAAACTTCCAGCCCGGGTATCTCTGCTCCCACCAGTAGGCGTTGTCCTTGCAGTCGGTGCAGCCTTTGCGCAGCTGCTTGCGGCTCCATCGGGTGTCGTTTGGGGTGTGCTCCACCGGCAGCGTCAGGTTTCGGGTCTCATACCACCGCATCTGCCCGTGCTTCTCGAAGTAGGCGATCAGGTCATCCAGCCTGTTTTGCAGATTCAGCCGGTCGGCGTTGGCTGTGCCGAGGCTCTCCACGCTGCCGTCCGGCCAGCGCACGGCCCACTTGTCCTCCAGCAGCTGCCGGAAGTCGGCGTTTTGCCGCATGGTCAGCCCTTTGCACTCTATCAGCAGGTGGTGGTGGTACCGCCCGCTCTTTCGCCCGCCGCCGGTCAGGCCCATGACCCGCAGCTCCGCGCCTGGGCCGTACAGCTTTGCGATGGCAGCCTTCACCCGGCGGATGTAGTTGCGCAGATCCCGCTGGGCCTGCTCCATGCTCTCCGGCAAAAAGGTGTCTATGTAGGTCAGGGTCAGGTAAAACCCCAGCACGGTAAAGTTGGCGTTGGCTTTCTGTACCCTCCAGCGGTGGGAGTGCTGGGCGTTCCGCTTCTTCTGCCGCTCGCTGCTGGGTCTTGTCTTCTTCCGACGCTTGGCCTTGTGCTCCTCTGGCGTGATGGGGTAGAGGTCCACCTCCATGTACCCCTCTCCGCAGAGTGTTTTCTTCTCCCGGGTATAGCTCTTCTTCATTCTGTACCCTCCTGCTGCCGTTGGCTGGTAGTGTTGCTTTCTTTCCTGTGGCCCATCACCGTCACAGGGATAACGGGTATACTAGCTCCCCAAAGCGCCCGCCCGGACGCTTTTTTATAAAAAGGATTATATAAACCGATATGCCTGCCGCCGAGCCTCCTCGGCAGCACCCATCTCGCCTTATATCATCTTCGTTGCCAAAGCCCCGGCAGTTGCCCGCCGGGGCCTCGCTCACATCCAGAACTCCTTGTCAAAATCCTTTCGGTATATCACGGCATCCTCTCGTTTTTGCTTGGTGTAGGCCGTCTCTTTGGCTTTTTCCTCCTTCCAGTGCCGGTATGTCTCGCACTGGTCATGACAGAGAGGATGCCGTTTCAGGCAGTCCCTGCAGGGTGCTCTCATGGTCTCCCCGGCTTTCCCGCCGCCGCCCAGTAGCCGTAGGTCAGCTCCGGTCGGCCCTCTTTTTTGGCGATGGCGTTGTAGGTCATCAGGTCGTGGACGTCGTAGTCCAGCGGCGTCGGGTCCTTGATCCGCCGCAGCACCGGCAGCTTCGGCTTTTTGCTCTTCGGCTTGGGCGGCTTTTCGCTCCGGGCATTGTGCATACTGACCTGCCGCACCTCTTTTCGGCAGGTCATTTTTGCGATGCCGCGCTTTATGCAGCGCCCGCCCTGCTGGTTGTAGGCGTAGTAAGCCCCGTTGTCGTCGCCAAAGACGCCCGCCTCCCACAGCTCCCGGGACGTACCCTCGCCCATTACGTTTCCGGCTGCATCGTAGCAGGTGTAGACATTCATCGTCCGGCCTTTTTCTCCCCGCCGGGGGCTGTCCTCCGGATGCAGCAGCTCGCTGCTGATGTTGTACTTCCGGCCCATCGTCCGGTTGTTCTCGCGCTTGGCCCACTCGCTGGTGTGGTAGCCCTTCGGCACGATGCCGCTGGCTTCCAGCTCTCCGGCTGTGCCTTTTGCGAGGACTTCCCCGGTCTGGCAGTCCGTTACGGTGTAGAGATTCGCTTTGCCCATGTACTCTCCTTCAGCTGCGCCATCGCAGCAGCAGCCTTTTCTTCCAGCTTCTTTTCGCTCAGCACCCGCAGGCCGCCCTTCCCTGCCCGGCGTCCCAGCTCCTGCATCACGGCCCGCTTCATGAACTCTTGCTTTTGCTTCTCGTAGTCCCGCTCGCTCTGCCGGACCCGGTCCTCGTCCGGCTGCTCGTCCACAGTGACCTCTTCCTTCAGCGCGTCCTGCGCGCACCGGCGCAGATGCTCCATCGCCACATCCAGCCCATCCGCGTGACCCTCTTCGTTCACCTGCCGGTAGTTGGCCAGCGCCTCTTCTTTCAGCCGGTTCAGCCGCCCGGCGCCGAAGCCCAGCTCGTCCATGCAGGCCTTGGCGCACAGCGTCCAGACCATGCTGGCCGCCACGTTGCCCGCCATCCGCAGCTGCTCTTGCCGCCGGGTGCGGGGCTGTGCAGCACCGGCACCCGGAAATCCGGATCCACGCCCTCCGGCATCCAGCTGCATCGCAAAGCGAGGCTCCTGTCCGTCGAGGGCATCCCCCGCTCGTTCGCTGTCATGGCCACATCCAGACTCTCCTGCCCCAGCTTTTCCGCCCGGGCCAGTATCTTGTTCAGCCGCGCCGCGCCAACGCCGAAGCTCTGATGCAGCGCGATGAGGATGCACCACCTCGTCATCTCCGCCGTCCCCTCCCGCGTCAGATCAAGCTCTGTCGTGAGGCTCATCTTGTTCTTCTTCATGCTCTTTGTACTCCCTGCACTTCTCATCCCGCCCGGCGCAAATAAGGCATCCCGGACGGCTTATCTCAAAAACATGGATGCACTGTTTCCGGTCCATCACGGCTCCCCAGTTTCAGCCATCAGGCGGGTCAGGTCGCCCAGCATCCCGCTCACGGTCTTGGAGAGGATGTTGATGGCGTCCTCCTGCAGGTCGCCCGGCAAGGCCCGCACCGTAAAGCTGGCCGCCACCATCTCCTGCTTCAGCCGGGTGTTCACCCGGCTGACCTCTGCCCAGAGCTTTGCTTCGTCCGGCGTCATCTTCCGGGCTCTGGGCCGGACAGCCCCCTTGATGAGCGCCGTCAGCTGGTGAAACTCCTCCTCGCTCACCTCTTTGTCGTCGCTCGCTGCGGCGATGGCCCGCGCCCGGTCGCTGGGCGTCCCGGTGCGCAGGATCTGCTCGTATTCTTCCAGTTTCATTTTTCTCCTCCCACATTCATCCCGAGCAGCGCTGCCATAAACTCCGCCTCTTTGCCCTCCACGCCCCGCGCTACCTTGAGGTTTTCCGTATCCAGCAGCATCCCCTTGATGCACCTCGAAATCTCCTCGGCAAACTGCGGGTCGGTCGCCATCGGCCCCAGCAGATTCCTGGCCACGCCCACAAAGCCCCGGGCGGCACACGCCAGCACCTCATCCGGCGTTTCTTCTTTTGCCTCCATACCAAGCGCGACCTGTCCCTCTGCTATCTTCTTTATCTCAATTCGTACCATTGCACTCTTCTCCTTTACGCACTATGCCTGTCGTTCTTCTCTTCCGCCGCCCTCTGGCAGCTCTTCAGCTTCCGGCAGTACCGGCGCATCTGCGCCTTTTCTGCCCGCTCGATCTCAAGCCCCCGGCCATAACCCCAGCAGACGATGCCGCCGGCGGCCATCAGCACGGCCAGGATGACCGCACCCGTCCAGCTGCCCACGGCGTCAAAGGTGATGCTGTCGCCCACCCCCGCCGCGCCGATCAGCAGCGCCGTGCCGGTCAGATAAAGCACCTGTATCTTCGTTTTCATTGCAATTCTCCTTTCGCTGTGGTAAAATCGTTCTGGTGATAGGCCCTTTCAACCTGTCACTCGGAGGCTCGTCGGTGTTCCAGCACCGGCGGGCTTTTTGTTTTTTGGAGCCTTCCTGGCGTTCCGCTGGCAGAGCTCCACGGCCTCCTGCCGCTGTTCCAGCGCAGCGTTTTTGTCGATGCGCCACAGCCTCGGCCCCTCCTTGTGGGCGGGCAGCTCGCCCCGCTGACACATCCGCCGCACCGTCTTCGGGCAGATGCCCATCAGCTCGCCGTACTGCGCCACAGTCAGATACGCGGGCAGCTGCCTCGCGTCCCATACCTTCGCTTTTCGCATGGGCTCACCTCCTCACAGCCACTCGCTGCAAATGGTGTCGGCCACGTGCTTGCTAAAGCCCATCAGCTTGTCCCCCCGCTGGAACATCAGCACGGCAGCGCCCACGATGGGCTGCTTGCCATTCGCCGTGACGTCCGCCGGGGCAAGCTGCGTGGCCTTCTGGTTCGCGGCCTTGCACTTCAGGCGGCCGTCCTCGTCCACCAGCAGCACCAGCCGGTCGGCCTCCTCCCGCGCCCAGGTGGCGTCCAGTGCCGACGGCACGGTCTCCACATATCCGCTCACCAGCTTCTGCAGGGTCTCCAGCTTCGCGCCGTCCCCCTCGTCGCACTTGAGCACAAAACTCCGGTTCTTCGCCGGGATCACGATCATGTAACGGTTCATATGTTTTCCTCCCTCCCGCACTCTTCGGCGGGTCAGTTGTGAAAATCTCGTGAAGATTAATGGTACTTTACGACACTTTACGTCCCTTTGATGGAATCATCGTACTCTGTGGGAAAATAGCTCGTTTGCCTTTTTGCTGCCAGCCCCTTATACTGTCAATATCTCGACAGAAAGGGGGTCATTTCATGGCAAATTCAAAGCAGACCAGCAAGGCCGTCGCAGGCAAGGCGTCTTCCATTTTGCGCGATAAACGCTATGGCTCTAAAGTAAAGAGCGTTGCTGCCAGCGCCTTAGCACAGACCAGACCGTCCAAGTCCAGCAAGAAAAAGTAATCGTTTTCCCTTTGGGCATCTGTGCTGCAACACAGGTGCTCATTCTTTTTCTTCAAACAGGTAGTCCAGTGTACGGCCTTCGAATACCGCCTGAATGGCTTTTGCTTCCCGCAGGGTAAATTGAGTCCGGCCATTCATTTTGTCATTCATCGAGCTTTCCGAGATCCCAATGTACGCCGCCAGCCCTCGCTGGCTGTAGTGATGCTTCTTCAGCTCCACCACCAGATTTACAAACATCTTTCCTCCTTTCTCCCGCACTCTTCGGCGGGTCAGTTGTGTGTGGTGAACTTATACAAAAATCTTTCGATTTTTTTCACAAGCTTGACAAATCAAATCGCAGCATTTGATTTTTTGCATACAAAATTTGTATCCTTATTACTATAATTATTTCTTCCATCTTGTTCTCTTTGGACTATGATACAATACCCCCGGAAAGGAGGTGATTCTTTGATAGGCCTCTACAAATTTTACTTTCGGATACGCTGTCCTTTTGATTCGTTGGGCATCCTGCCTCCCGCCGGGTCTGAGATACGTTGTATCGCTCGCCCGAACGCCGTGCCGGTCTGGACGCCGCCGACGCCCTGTGACCATGCAAATCAAATCGGCCTCCAGAATTGCGAAATGTGTACAGCCGCCCTTTATCTGATGTTTGAGTCCGGCCGTATCCCGCTGGAATTTATTCCATCCTGCCCGGTGCGCACTCTTCCTGACCCCATTCGGCCATCTCTTGAGCTGCTTTCTGCACCGTTCCGGCCAGATCAGCGACCATAGCCGATATTTTCCGGTTATAGTCCGGGTCAACCAGCGCCATCCGCCGGGCGTCCATCCATGCCGGAAGAAACTCCCACAGGCCCATCGCCGCCATCAGGGTCTCGTTGTCTCCCTCGCGGCGGAACAGTCCCAGTGCATCGTAGTCCCTGCCCTCCTCTTCCAGAGGAGCGCAGGGCTTTTTGCTCTCGTCGTTCATCTTTCCTCCTCCCTTACGCGCTCTTCGGCGGGTCAGCGGTCAATCCCGAAAAGTTCATTCGGAGTTACGCCCAACGCTTTGCAAATTGGCACGACGTCCTCCGATGTCATCTTCTTCCGTCCGCGAAGAAGAGCATTGAATTTTTTCGGGTCATAGCCTGCTGCCCTTGCAACCGCTGATTGCTTCAAGCATTTTTCATCAATGATTTTATAAATCATCTCAGTTGCACTCATTCTGCACGCTCCTTTTATGTACAAGTTTCTTGGACATTTTTACAATAGCACAGGATTCTTGTTTAGTCAAGAGCTTTGTTCAATTTTCTTGAACTTTCATCTTGACTTTTCAAGACACGGCCTTTATACTTGCACCAGAACGAGATTTTTTAAGGAGGTGGTTCAAATGTCTTTTGCTTCTCGGCTCCGACAGGCGCGTGAGCAGGCTGGATTTACTCAGCAGGATTTAGCCAAGAAACTTGGTGTGACCAAAAACGCCATCAGCAACTATGAGAATGGTGTAAGCAGTCCAAAGTGGGAAATTCTGGTGGAAATTTTTGATATTCTTCACGTTGACCCCAATTTCCTGTATCAGGATGATTTTTCGTCCGAGCTTGCCGAAGCTCACGTCCTCACTCCCCAGCAGTCTACTCTTTTAGCAGCCTTCGACCAGCTCAACGACGAAGGCCAGACCAAGGCGGTGGAGTATGTCGAAGACCTCGTCCTCACCGGACGTTATAAAAAATGTCCTGCGTCTGGTCTGGGCGCAAAGGAAGCATAAAAAATAACCGCTCTGGCTAAACCAAAGCGGTTATTTTATAAGCTGTTCAATTTTCGAGCTTGTAGCTTGGCGGCAAAACCAGCGGCGGCGCACCAAATGCAGAGGTGAGCTGCGCAATGATCATAGAAACTCTTCCCAAAAGTCCCTGATTCTCCTGAACATAAAAGCGGACCTGTTCCCTCACCTCTTTGTCGATTTCTTCATCAGAGAGGGCATCCAGCGAGTGCTGCTCCAAAAGAAAGTGCTCCACCACATAAGAAACACTTACTTCAAAATTGCATTCGGGGTCAAATCCTGCTTTCCTTGTGCATTTTATGCTGATGCAGTCATCTTTTCTTTCCCATGCTACCGAGTCCTCTGCAATCAGTTTTACTTCCTCGCCTGGATTTGAAGGTCCTTCCAACGCTTTCCATTCTATCTGCATCGGTACAACACGGCAAGTTCCGTCCAAAAGGTCTTTCAGCATGCCTTGACCCTCCTTTTCTCATTTACAGAGTTCCCCCACAGCCCGGCACCTGCAGCGCCGGATCCGCTTGCCTTTACCGTCTGGATCGGCTGTGTGAATTGCTTTGCAAACTCCGGCGGCAAAACCATAACAGCTGCCTTCTGCTGGTCGGGCTCCAGATAATCTTCCAGCGCACTCTCTACGATCTGATTCAGCGAGGTTCGCTCCTCCTGTGCTTTCTGTGCCGCCTTCCGGTGCAGCTCTGCCGAAATGCGGACATTGAATGTCCCGCTAAATGCCTTCTGCGGCTGCTTTCCTACCTCTTCGCAAAATTCAAGATAGTCATCCACCGCTGCACGAAATTCTTTCTCGATCTCTTTTGCGTTTTCCGTATAAAAGTCCACCAGATCATCAATGCCCAGGATCTTCCCATAGAAGACCTGGTCGTCTGCCGAATATTCCGGCCTTGCCGAATACCCCTTATAGCGTAAAATACTATTCATATGTGTCCATGCTCCCTTAAAAACACCACTACGCTCTCGACAGCTCCTTTTACCATCTGGTCTCCCGGATGCGGCTTATGCAGCATCATGGACGCCTTGTTCTCCGGATTGTAAAATCGAACCCGTGAGCCTGAAGTTGCGCCTTTATTGGACTCCACATATCCAAAATAGGCCATGATCTTCCTGAGGTCTGAATATCGAAAATCTGCCGGAGTGGGCTTTTGGCAGAGTTTCTTTATCAGCGTATCCACTTTACTCATATGTTATGCCGCCCACCTTCTTTCTGTAACTAAATATTAGTTACAGTCTTATTGTAGACGATTTGCCCTCCCTTTGTCAATGTGAGCTTTGCCAATTTGGAATCACTTTTTTGTGCATATTTTCTAAAAATCGCAAAACAAAAATCCCGGCAGCCTTGTACGATAAAAGCTGCCGGGGCGCGCATGGGGGTGCATGTCGGAGAAAAACAACGCAGTCAATGACTCTCTGCCTGCTGACGCATCCAGTATACCATACCTCATGTGCATCGGCAAGTGAGTCCGAAAGGAGTTTTTATGGCCAAAAATAAAAAAGGTTCTGACGGCCGCTACCGCTACCGTATCTATCTGGGCAAAGCGGACGATGGCAGCAAAAAGTTTAAGTCCTTTTACGGCTCCACGGAGCGCGAGGCCCGCGCTGCTGCCGAAGCGTATCGCACTGCCATCGGCAAGGGCATGGATCCTCAGCAGGCCGAAGCCACCTTAGGCACCCTGTACGATAATCTCATCGCGTCCAAAAAGGCAAAGGGCATCAGCCAAAAAAGCATTGACCGGCTGGCCACCAATAAAGCCCACTGGGGCGATCTGGTGGCCGTCCCGGCCTCTGAGCTTCGCGCGTCCGACTTTCAGCGGGTGCTCAACACGCTGGCCGGCTGGCACGACGGCAAGCCGCCCCTCTCCCACTTTACCCTCACCAACCTTCGCGGCAGCGCCAAGGCGGCGTATGACCTCGCCATCCCGGAGATCGTGATGTATAACCCTCTGATCAAGACCATCGCCCCCGCCGGGGCTGCGTCGGAGTCCCGCGACCCCATCACCGAGGTGCAGCAGCGCTGAATCCGTGAGACGCCCCACACTGCCCAGCGGGCTGCGATGCTCCTGCTCTACTCCGGCCTCCGCCGCAGCGAGGCCACCGCCCTCACCTGGGCGGACATCGACCTCGACGACGCCACCATCACGGTCAGCAAGGGCTACGACTTCCGCGCCAAAAAGGTCAAGATCCCCAAGACGCCTGCCGGCGTCCGCGTCGTTAGCATCCCCAAGGTCCTTGTCGATTATCTCCGCACCCAGCAGGACGGCTGCCTCTACGTGCTCCACAATCCCAAAGGCCGGCAGATGACTGAGCAGGGCTGGAAGCGCCTGTGGGAGAGCTACATGCGCGACCTTAACGTCAAGTACGGCTACGACGGCCAGCAAAACAAAAATCGGCCAGGCGGCCTGCCCATGCTCATCGACACCTTTACTCCGCACCAGCTCCGCCACACCTTTTGCACCCTGATGTACTTCGCCGGCGTGGACGTCATGACCGCCCGCGATCAGATGGGCCACAAGGACATCTCGGTCACGCTGGGCATCTATACCGCCCTCGACAAAAAATTCAAAAAGAAAAAGATCAATCGTCTGGATACCTACCTCAAAAAATCCTGCGCTAACTCGGGCTGACGCCCTTGTTTCTCCCCCTTTTTTGCGCCACCTCTTGAGCCACCTTTTTACAAAACTTTCCGCGAAATGGGGGTAATTAGCGCCCACATCCTCCTCGAAAGGCATTTTCGCAGCCAAACAAAAATCCCCGAAAAGCCAGGCGCGAAGCCACTTTTCGGGGATTTTACTTTGGAGCTACTGATCCGATTCGAACGGACGACCTGCTCATTACGAGCTATAAAAGGGACTTTTAACGTGTTGTGTCGTGTTGTTTTATTGTCAAACAAATTGCGTGATGCAATCATTTTATTTGTCTGATGCTGTATCGTGCAATCTCGTTAATTACTTCGATTTTTCGAGGATGTTGCGGTTTTTGTTGCGGTCAAGTTTCGGTTTTTTAGCATCCTGTTTATAGGATGAATACGAGTCGTCAAGAGACACGGCGAAACAGAATTAAATTCAAGCTTTTCTCTTTTCTGGCTGCTTCAAGGCTTCTCTTACGGTCTGACCGACCCGGCGGATGCTGTCCTCGTTGGCATGAGCGTACATCCGCAGCGTGGTGCTGCTGTCAGAGTGTCCCAGCCGTGCGGCGACGCTTACCACGTCGGCACCGTTGGTGATGGCAAGGCTGGCGGACGTGTGGCGCAGCTTGTGCGGGTGGAAGTGCTCTATCCCATACCGTTTGCCAAATCGCTGAAAGTAACGAGTTGGAGTGTCTGGGTGCATAGGCTCCGGGCTATCGTCCTGTGTAAATGCCCAGCGCACCGTTACCGGCTGACTCTGCCGCAGCTCCTGCAAAAGCGCGGCCACGTCAGACGAGATGTCTACAACGCGGGTCTTGCCGTTTTTGGGCAGAGTCTCGTACACGCCCCGCTCGGAGGTGTACTGTAGATTCCTCTCGATGGTGATCGTGTTGGTATCAAAATCCACCGACTGCCATTGCAGCCCGCAGGCCTCGCCCCGGCGGCAGCCCGTATCGATAAGCAGCAGGATAAACGCCCGCCACTTGAGCGGCTCGCCATCCAGACAGCGCAGAATATATCGCGTCTCCTCTGCAGTAAAAGCCTTGTGCTCTGTAGGAAGGGCTGCATCCTTCGACTTCCGGGGGCGCGGAACCTTGTCCATTGGATTCCGGTCTATCGTATCATCCAGCAAGGCAGCCTTAAACAGGTTATGTAGTACAGCATACACCTTTGTCACGCTGGCGAAGGCAAGCTCCTCTGACAGACTGGAAAGTAACGCCTTTATCATGGCCGGGGTGATTTCCGGCAGCAGCACATGGCCCAGAGCCGGAAAGACATGCTGCTCCAACAGCTGGGTATAACTGGCCCGGGTCTTTTCCGCCAGCGTGGCGGCTTTCTCTGGCAGATAGACGGCTTCAGCATATTGCCGGAAGGTTTTGATTTTAGCCGCCTCTACGGCTTCCGCAGCGGCCTTTTGCGCAGTCTCTTCGCGGGTCAGCACTTCCCCATCCGCCAGCTGCTGCTCCAATTCAGCGGCGAATTTCTGCAGCTCCCGCTGAATGGTGCGCTTGCTCCATGTCGGCTCCGGACGGAAGGTGCGCCAGACACGCCGCCCTCGCCCATTGCTGGCCTGCACCTCGTAGATTCGGTTTCCGTTTTTGTCAAGTTTCTCCTTGAAACTCGCCATAAAAATACACCTCCATATGGGTACACTTTGACAAGCCTGCCCGGAGGTGGTACAATACAGTTGTCTTAGGGCTGTATTGTTCCTCGTGAACAAGCTGTTCTTGGAAACGCTCTCGGTGCGCCAACACCGGGGGCATTTTTTATTTTTGAGCCAGATCAAACAGATATGCGCTTGCTTCTCCAAGCTCAGACTTCTGGCCGTCTGTCATGTAAGGCAAATATGGTTCAAATTCCTGATGATATTTTTCTGCCCAGTTCTGTTTTGCCTTTGCTGTTTTCAGGCTCTCGATTTTTGCCTGATACTTTTCTTCCGTTCGATGAATGATTTCCTTTACAGCATCATCTCGGAAGCCAAGGCTGCGATACTTCTTCAAATCATCAGTAGTGCTTACCTGTGCACCGTACTTTTTGCACTTTTCAAGTTCCATCAAGCGTCCAACGCAAAAGTCATATCTTGTAAAAAAGGTGGCCGGTTCCGTGGTCGTCTGAAGGATTTTAGCGCTTTCCTGAGCCTACTTCAGAAACTGTGGAGCCAAGACCTTTGCATTCGCGCGAGAATCAACAAGGCCAGTCTGCCCCATCCATTCAGGATTGGGATTATAGACCGATTCGAGTAGTCCTTCGCATTTATCACTATCTTGAGAACGAAATTCCTTTGCTCCCGCGATTCCTCCATATATAACGCAAAGAATTAGAAGAGAAACCCCATATGCTATAAATCCAAAAATGAGTGAAACCAGAAATCCGCCATCTTTGAGATCGGCAAGAAAAACCAGCACTCCAATCAGAGCACAGACAACAGTCACTGGCTGTGGGATACTAGTGTACTTCGTTTCAAACTCAGGTTCATCCATATGTGATTTCCGGGATGCTTTTGGGATTGATTTTGCTGTAGACTTACTACTAAATGCCACACGCGAAACAGAATGTGCCAATCGATTCATGCTTCGGTCAAACGATTTCGCAGCACTCGCATATTTTTTTGAATATCCAACCTTGTTCTTTCTCGACATATCAAGTTCCTCTTTACCATTTATCGGAACACCTTCCGGCACTCCACAACCAATCCTGCAATTCGCACCGGCACCTTCTTCAAATCATAAATCTGCGGCTGATACACCGGATTAAAGCTTTTCGGGGTCAGGATCACGAGATCGCCTTCCCTGCGGAAGTATTTTACAGTCGCTTCGTTGCCGTTGACCATCACCACAGCCAACTGGCCGTTTTCCACTTCCGGTTGTTCACGTACAAGGATCTGGTCGCCCTCATCCATGCCGGCAGCATTCATGCTGTCCCCGCGAATGTTCAACCAGAAATACTTTGCACCGTCTGTCTGCCGGATGGGAATGTAATCTTCAATGTTTTCCTCGGCATACATCGGCATCCCTGCACGGACAGTACCCAACAGCGGGGCAACGTTTTGGGCATTATAAAGCGTGGCTCCCGCTGGAAGTTCTTTATCAGCGCTATCCCCTGTCATAATAAAGCTTGGGGTGGTTTTTAGTGCCTTCGCGTAAGCTGCAATGCGGTCACGCCGCATATTAGCAATTTCACCGCTTTCCCAGCGGGAGACTGTTGCTTCTGATACGTCTACCAGCTCTGCGATTTCCTTTTGCGTTAACCCAAGAGCTTTTCGTCGGTCAGCTAAGTAATTCCCCATGATCTGATGCTCCTTTCTGCCTTTATTATATCATTATATTGCGTTTTTGCAATGTGTTTTTGCAATTTCCCAAAGAAAACTTGCATTTTCGTATTGACTTACGTATACGCAAGAGTTATACTGTTCTTGCGCAAAGGAGGTGAGCAAATGTTCAACCGCGATTTATTCCGTGCCAAATGTATCGAGCATGGCATAAGAACTCAAGATGCAGCCCAGATTATGGGCATCAATCCGGCAACTCTGTCCCGTAAAATGGGTGGTCAGTCCGACTTCACCCGAAACGAGATTCAGTTGTTCCGGGCCGCACTGCATCTTACTCCGCAGGAGACCGATGCTATTTTTTTCGCGTAAACTTACGTTTACGCAATATCAGTGAAAGGAGGTGAACCACATGGATCACTACCCGCGCACACCCGAAGAAGGGGAACAGCTTGACCGCGAAACCGAAGAGCTTGACCGCAAGATGAAAGAGGAAGAAGCAGAACGCTGGGCACGTATCGAAAGGTCAGAAAGAAACGCAGACATTATGTCCTACCTTTCTCTGGCGTTCAGCATCATTGCTCTTCTGATTACTTTAGCCAAGCGACTATAACTGCAATGATAGACAGCACAAGGCTGATTCTTGCACGAACTTCTGCTCTTTGGGCGCGAATTTCTGCGTTTTGCGCACGTTTCTCAGTTTCTTCAAAGTGAGTCTGTCTGCGCAGTTCCGAACGTCCGCCCGTGCTGATTTGGTAGATGTACTCCGGGCCATCATACGGATCTCGGTAGCCGTTTTCATCCTCATACCGGGAAACCATATCATGCTTATACAGCCAATTCAGCGTATCAAAGTTGGCTTCCATGCCGCTCTTTTTCATTTTGTAGATGGAAAATTGTTCATCCGGGTGCTCATTCAGGAACTCAAGCACTTTCAGCGTTTTTTCATCAAGCATTTTCACACTTCCTTCCTGTGCCAGTATAGCACGGAAAGGGAGCCACCCACAAGGAGGTACATCCCACATGAACGATCTACAGATTTTCGAAAACCCCGAGTTCGGGCAGGTGCGCACCGTCGAGCTTGACGGCCAGCCGTGGCTCGTCGGCAAGGACGTCGCTGAGGCGCTGGGGTACAAGAATCCCGGAAAGGCCATCATCGCCCACGTCGATGAGGATGACAAGCGGCTTGAGATGCTGTCGCAGGGGACAGATTCCCAAAATGGGAATGTGTCCCCCTCATCCAAGACAGCCCTCATCAACGAGTCCGGCCTGTACAGCCTGATCCTGAGCAGCAAGATGCCGAAGGCCAAGGCACAAGCCGAGCTGGACAGCCGCATCGACCAGCTTCAGATCATCGCCTTTGGCCTGCCCGCGTTCGACCAGATCATGGCCGACATCTTCACCACTGAGAAAAAGGAGTGACCGCTATGAGGAAGCATACTCCTCCCGTCCCCTCTACCCCGTTCATGAATGTCCGCGATGCTGCCCGGGCCACCGGGCTTTCGGAATACTACCTGCGCAAAGAGCTTGCTAAAGGCACCATTCCTCACCTCAAGAGTGGCCGGTGCATCATGATCAACGTCCCCGCCCTGCTGTTGCAGCTGGGTGTGCCGCAGAAATAAAAAGGAGGCATCCGCATGAGAATCAAATCTGGCGTCTGGTACTGGCTGGCGGTGGCCAGCGGTGCCGTCGGGATGCTGTATGCCCTGGGCTTTGCAGGCAGTATCGAGGCCCTCGGTGTCATCTCCGACACCGACTTCATCACCGCGATGGTGCTGCTGTTGCTGGCGCTGTTCTTCGTCCAGCTGGGCGATCATGCCGCAGAGCGCGAAGTGCAGCGCCGCAGGTACATCGACCGCCGCCACGCCCGCACCGAAGCGCCGGAGTACCGGCAGAACCGGAGGGACGCATGAAGACCAAGCGTATGAAAAAGCTCCTGATGGGCATGGGCCTGTCCCGCAATCAGGTGAACCACATGGTCAAAGAGCAGCGGTTGAAAGGCTCTTCCAAAATCAGCAATGCAGCCTATTACTACGCTGTCAACCGCAGTCTTTCCAAGCCATGCTGGCGTGACTGGCTGCCGTATGTCAAGAGCCTTGTGCTGGAGTGAAGCACATGACGAGTAAACAAAAAGCCCGTCGGTGCTGGAACACCGGCGAGCCTGCAAAGGGATGATGAGTTTGAACGCCCCATCACCCCGAAGAATAACACACTTTGGAGGTTTTTACAAGAGATGAAAGGGATTCTTATCGAGCCGGGCAAAGACCCGGTCGTGACCGCCCTGCCGGACACGCTGCAAGGCATGGAAGCACTTTTGCAGTGTCCCTGCGAGCAGAAAGTTCTGCCCCGCACCCCGGCGGTGCTGGTGTACGCCATCTACGGCAAGGGCCTGAACCGTACTTATCGCGGCCAGCCAATCTATGGCACTATCCTCTGCTACGGTTGGCGGAATAACCGTTTCCAGCCCCTGAGCAAAGACCTGCAGGCCGAGATGCTGGACCGCCTGAAGGACACGGAGGTGAGGGTGTGACCACCTATATCTGCAAATGCGGACGGCGAGTGAAGAAATCCACCGATGCCAGTACCACTGGCAACCGCCTATCCGGCTATGCACCCGGCCATGAGTGCTGGGGATGCCCCTATGCCATGCCATACGGAAACTATCAATGGGATGAAAGTGCTAGAACTGTCAGCCGGGAGACTCAGGGCTACGAATGCCGGATGAGTAAGACCCTCACCTATGCGTCAGAGTTCGCTGGCTCTATCAAGGATAAATGCACTTGTCGAGTGCATAGTCTGGACTTCGACTTTCTGTCTCAGGTCTCCGCATGGATCAAAGACACTTATCCAGACAGAGAGATTTTTGGCTCGTTTTCCAAAGATATTCGTGCATCGGACTATGGATCTGATGGCCGTTACTGCCTGACTATCACCTGCACCCAGAATCTGAAAGGCGTTGCCGCAAAAAGAGAGCTGCTTGGTCAGTTCTTTACTCCGAATGGTAGCCGCAAGGACATGACACCGCAGCAGGAAATGGAAAAGATTCTTGCTGACATCAAAAAAGCAAAGGAGATTTTCTCATGTACACCTGCCCCGACTGCGGATGCTGCTGCGACCATGACAAGCCCTGCTGCCAGCAGTTCGGCGGCGGCAACACCGACCACCTCGGCGAGCGAGGCGGCTGCAAACGGCTTGCCCCCCGCGCTGTCCCCGCAGAGCAGCGCATCGGCCCCTGTTGTTCCTGCGGAGACTTCTTTTGCATCCGCAGCTGTCCCCAGCTTTGACTTCTCGGCTCTGGGTGATTTGTCCCAGCAGGCCACCGAAGCCGACCAGCAGTTTGATCTGCACTATGGCGCGGCTCAGGACGAGTATCTGATCTCCTGCATCTACCTCGCCCGGATCCACGCTTTGACCGCCAAGGCGGGCCGGTATGGCGGCGGTACATGGACAAAGTGGTATGAGAGCAAGGGGTTAGGCGAAGGAAGCGTCCGGCGGATGATTCAGAACGGCGAAGCTTTTAATTCCGCCAAGTTGGCGGAATTAAAACAACTGCCCGAACTAACTCGCAGAGACCTGAACCTCATCGCCCGCAGCGGCTGTGCTGGGCAGCTGGTCGAAGCCGCCGGAGACAGCCAGCGGGTGCAGGAGCTTTTAGCCCAGCTCAAGGCCAAAGAGTACAAGCTGAACGAAACGCAGGCCAGGTTGAAGAGCGCCTGCATTCAGGAGCAGGAGTCGCGGGACGCAATGAATACCGCCAATGCTCAGCTGGAAGCCGCAAATGCCGACATTAAAGGTCTGACAGAGCAGAACGATCAGCTCAAAAGCCGGTTAGACGCCGCCGAAGCCCGGGAAGAGGAAGCATGGAAGATGCAGACCAAGGCCGAGCAGCGTGCCAAAACCGCCGAGAGCCAGCTGGAAGGCTCCCGTCAGGTAGCCGAAGCGGCCAAGCGTCATGCCGAAAAGTGGAGATCCGAGGCCGAAGCCGCCCGGAAGCAGCCCATCGTAGCTGTGGTGGACAAGGACGAAGTCGCCCGGCAGGCCAAGGAAATGGCCGACGGCATGACCGCCGACTACAAAGCCACACAGGAGCAGGACGCCCGCGACGCCTACGACAGCATCCTTCTGGCCGGGCGCTCCATCACAAATCTCGCGCAGTCCATAAAGCCGCTGTTCGGCAAGCTGCCGGGTGAACAGCGGGAAAACGCGATCGATCAGTTCGTACGCACATTAGGACAAATTCAAGGGGAGGTATCCAGATGTCTGTAAAGATCACGGCCCTCGAGGCCGAAAACGTCAAGCGCATCAAGGCCGTTGCGCTCACTCCTGCGCCCACCGGTCTCACCCTCGTGGGCGGCAACAACAATCAGGGCAAGACCAGCGTTCTCGACGCGCTGGCATGGGCGCTTGGCGGCGAAAAATTCCGCCCGAACGCGGCCCAGCGGGATGGTGCCGTCGCTCCCGCCCACCTCCGCGTCACTCTCTCCAACGGGGTCGTCGTAGAGCGCAAGGGCAAGAACAGCAGCCTCACCGTCACCGACCCCACCGGCCGCCGCAGCGGCCAGCAGCTGCTGAATGCTTTTGTTGAGCCGCTGGCCCTCGATCTGCCCCGCTTCATGGAGGCCAGCGACAAGGAAAAGGCTGACATCCTGCTGCGCATCATCGGC